ATAGGGAGGTTGGGCATTCACTCTTTCCTTGCTGAAAAATTTTTTCATATATTATTTCCCAAACAATCACCGAGCCCGCCTAAAAAATTTTTATATAACTCGCCACCAACTTACGACTTAATCTTGTTACGAATCTTACGACTTAATATGTAACAAGCTGACGACTCACATCTAACACAAATTTGTAACCACAGTCGACTGACTATGTACAACTTCCACGACTAAACAATATAGCAATAGTAACAAATCTGTTGCAATCTGTTATCTATTAATATAGTGATTATGTATGTTGTGGTCAGCATCGGAAAGTTGTGAGTCTAACGACTCCCATCTTCCCTCAGCATATAACTGCCAACTACATTGCCAACCAACCTAAGAACAAGCATATCAACACAAAACCAATCAAAATCCATGCAATGGGTTCCATTCCTACCTCTTTACAAGTTTATAGAAATTGTGAGCACCATAACGACCTAAGAATTCCACACCTTTAAATTTACAATCATAACGAGCACTGCAAAAGTTTGTTGCTTCTGTCTTAGATTTTGGTGTTAATAATACATATTGAATAGATAATTCGAGAGCATCTCTCATGTACTGTTTCTCAACAGTGTTTAAGTATTTATGCAATATGTAATCAAACTTAACATCTTTCAGCGAACCACGTTCAACCCACTGAAACTGACCTTTCTGGTAAACTACTTCACAAATGCCTGATTTAAAAGGACGACCAAAGTTAGAGCGATTGATGACAACTTCTGCCACCATCTTCTTGCCCTCAAATGTATCTCCTCTTGCTTCAAACCATAAGTTCTTACCCATGCAATCTATCTCTTGTAGCTTAGATTTGGGAAGATTTAGTTCACCTTTTTCGTATTTATCTGCCAAAAACTTTACGAAATGGGAGCTTTCTGCGTGAACAGAAGCCCCAAATGTAAGTAAAATTGACAGTAAAATTGCTCTAAAATAGTGCATTTACTTGCCTTTTTTGAACCAATTAAGAGGATTTAATTGCTTAAGTGCAGTCTTAAATGTCTCTCTAATTGTTGTTATAATAAGGTTTGCACCAATGATTCCTATCACCATCGCAACTATCATAGCACGATTTGGATGTTCTTCTAGCATGTCTTCCAATCCCGGGAAGCTCATAACAAATGATGCAATAACCACACAAAGAAGTGCATCAAAGAGAGCTTTCTTCAAGCCCTCTTGTTCATACGCTCCACGAATTAAGGCAACCAACCCAGAAAGAAGTCCATGTGTGATTCCGAATTGGTGCATTGTACTAAAGACTGATTGCCAGAATTGTCTATCCATTATGCTATTCTTTTCCACAACTTGTAATGTCTGCAAGACATGTAGAATGTTACTGGTGTTGTTGGACCATCGTATGCGTAAGATAAAGAGATGCTAAACGGGTGAGTATGCTTTCCATCTTTAGATGTATATCTTCTGTTGTGTCGCCCTTGATTATCTGTACCAGAAGAATCTGTCCACCTGCCTGTTAACCTCATGTAGGCATCATACTCACTCTCGTTAGGTTTTCTCTCATCCCAAGGGGTGTTTCCTGGAGCATTCCAACCTCCCCAATGTGTGTGGTCTGAACTATAACCGATTGTCATAGAGATTGAGTGAGAATGCCTTGGGATATTTTCTTCTGTTAGAGTGAACGAGTCAGAGCCAACTGTACCAGTATGTCCATCTTTAGATGCCCTAAGAATCCTGCCATCCTTTATTTCAGACCAAGTAGTATTCTTAAACTCTTTGTTTGGGTTTGTGTTACTATCAAACATTATTACAACACCGATTGGATAAATGCTAGAGTAAAGACCTAAGTTAACCCTTGCTTTTTCAATATCCTCTAAGTCTTGTAGATCACGGCTTGAAAACATTGGAGACTCCCAAGTTGACCACCTTGATTGACTTTTGAGGAAATTTCTTATCCAAAACTGTCTTGGGTTGTACCAGTCTATATAGACTTGAGTACATCCATCTGTTCCATTGGCATGGTTCTGTAATACAAGTAATGTCCCTGCTCCAACACCTTTCGGATACCCATTTCCTTGGCTTGCATTGGCAGACATGTTTTGATAATAGACACCATAGGAATTCCCTTTGTAAGAATCTAAATGGGAGGAACCTAATCCGTTTTGTAACCTCCAACAACTTATGTTGTCTCTTGCAACATCCTTATTTACTAGGCTTGCCAAATTGTCTGAGTTTGATGTAAAAAGCTCCCATTTACTCCAACCACCTCCCCCTGAGTAATTTATCCTTTTATAGAAACTCGACCTACCAAACAAATGATATAATTGCACACAGTCATTGTTTCCTGTTGAATATACTACTAAAGTGCCGGCAGATTTTTCTGGGTAATTCATCCCAATATCCGCAACACCAGATGTCTCACAAACATGTACACCGTAAGACTTACCAGTTAGGTCGTTTAAGTTTTCTCCAGACTTTAAATTTCCTTTGAAAGGAAAGCCTCCAATATTTGTAATGCTTTCATACCTAGAAGATACGTCAGATAAAGCTTTATCTTTTTGTAAAGCTCTTAATATTCTGGTGTCATCTCCTGATGCAACATCACCAGACTTCATACCAGTGTTCTTGAATGCAACATTTCCAAGTGCTTTTATTAGTGCATTAAAAGACCAACCATAAAGCATTATCCAACCCTCTTCCAAAGTTTATAGTATCTGGATGCACCCATGTGTGTAATTGCCTTTGTATCGGAATTGTATGCTGTTGATACTGTGCCACTAAAGCTGTGATTATGGGAACCAGCAGAAGATGTTCTTCTCCTGTTGTGTTGTCCTTGGTTGTTCGTACCAGAAGTATCACGCCACTCGTTATCCTCTACTCTTTCACCAGGACCATTCCACCCACCTTTGTGGTCATGTTCTCCGGCAGTAGAGATTGTCCCCGTGACATTGTGAGTGTGCTTTGGAATGTTGGCTTCTGTTAATGTGAAAGAATCAGAACCTATCAACCCTGTATTGCCTGTTGATGTTGCAGCTCTTACTGCCCTTCCATCCCTAATTTCTGACCAAACAGTTCCCGGAAATGTGGAGTTTGGATTTGTACTACTATCAAAGATTATTACTATGCCAACTGGATATATCGCACTATATACTTTCAAGTTTGTAAGTGCCTTGCTGGTACTAGCAACATCAGATAAGTTTTGACTTGCAAACAAAGGGGATTCCCAACTGGTCCAGTTCATGACGCCGTTATCAAAATACCCGTTCCTAATCCAAAACTGCCTTGGGTTGTTCCACCCAATGTATACCTGAGTACAAGACCTGTTTCCATTTGCCCTATTTTGATACACTTGCAAAGTTCCAGCTACGTTGACTGGATAGTTGTTTCCTGTTGTGGCATTTCCGTCGTAGTTGTTATACCAAATACCAAAACTTGTTCCCTCAATACTGTTTAGGTTTTTACCTCCAATGCCACCACGCACTGGAAAACCACCAATATTAATACAAGCAGAAATTGGGTCAACAATACTGGCTAAATTGTCGGAGTTTGAGGAGAAAGATTCCCACTTTTGCCAACCTCCACCAAGGGCATAGTATTGCCTTTTGTAAAACTGAGGTCTTCCAAATGGGTGATATATTTGAACACAGTCGTCTCCTCCAGTTGGGTAAATTGACAAAGAGCCTGCCGTATTTATTGGGTAGTTATTTTCTGGTGTTGATACACTATTTGTGTTGCAAGTGTGGATACCATAGGATTTACCGCGAAGATTATTGAGGTTATCTTTGCTTGTTAGTAAACCTTTGTATGGGAACCCTCCGATATTTACTAGGGACTGATACTTGTTGTCAACATCAGACAAGTTTTTGTTTCTGTCTAAGGCATTGACAATACGTGAGTCATCACCTGCCGCAACTGTCCCTTTTGTTTTGCCTATATTAAGAAAGGCACCATCCTTAAGTGCCTTTACAAGAGAGTCAAATGACCAACCTTTTGCCATTGTTTAACCTTAAATCATTGAGATTTGTTTTTCAGAAAGTGGAACATCCCAGTATCTAAAATCAGAAATCCTGTAAACATTATTCTTTCCAGATTCAGTGTGGTTAAGCAACCTTAAGATACCTGTATTAGGTACTCTGTTACCTCTCCCAAGCTGTCCTTCTAGCTTACCGTTGATGTAGATAAAAATATTATCTTTAGTCTGTACACAAGCTATTTTACTTATTGCATTTCCAAAAGAGATAGCCCCTCTTGCCCTTAAGTCTGTTGTTCCTGTAAACACAACAGCCCCATTATCAAGAATATACAATGCGTTTTTCCCACTCTCGAAAGCAACCCTAAAGATATAATTTCCCGGACCTGCTTGCACAGACTTAGATATAAAATTGAAAGAGAAAGAAAATTCATCACCCCTTAATGTTGGGTGTGTTATCCTCAGCTCTCTTTCCCTCCCAGTTGAAAAAGAAACACCGCCATCTGCGTAAAAAGGTTCACCTACTTCTTCTGGTAAGAATTCAGTATTTCCCGTACCAACCAAAACATTTATTGTGTTCTCTAAGGTTATGTGTAGTGTTGGCGTAGGTATTGAGTAATCCCCTTGGAATGTAGATTTAAAGTCTGCAAAGTTTTTCTCTGTAATTAACTCAGCCATAGCTCCTGTCTTACCAACAACAGGCTTGCCACTACGGTACATCCCAAGTAACCAGTCTCCGTTTACAAGAAAGACTTCGCTACCATCAGAATAAGTATCTACACGCAGTTTAACCTTCCCGGCTTCATCAAAGAAGATACCTTTATCAAAGATAACATTTCCAGTGTATTTACCACCTGTTACAGGAACAGCACCAATATCAACAGCCTTTGTACCATGTGGGTTGTTCTTGTTGTTTGCATGACTTGCAACTAAAGCATTGTAAGTATCAACAATCTTGTTAATCTCTGCTTTAGTGTATGCACCAATTCCACCTGCTGTTACTTTGTGTGGATTAGAAGTTACATCTGCAATATGGTTGTTAATTGCAGTTGTTATCTTATCGAACTCCAGCCTTGAAACTTGTATCGCACTTGGTGCCCAATGTTCTGGGTTTGAAGATGGCTTCTTGTTACGGTCTGGCTTACCAACAGTTGCTATATAAATTGTCTTGTCTGACTCATCCCATGCAACAGAACCATTACCATACTCAACATCACTTCCCCACTCAGCAATACCACGTTCAGCAATTGCTAAGAGTGTCATATCAATTTTGTATTGGAGGAAGTTCAACACTTGGTAAGTTGGTATTTCTGCAATCCAACCTTGGTTATATTTTTCATCTCCTGGGTCTCTCCGAACAATGTCGGAGTCTTTAGCCCAGATTCTATTTAATTTACTTCGATTCACTGTTCACCAACATTGTCTTTTGATATTTAGAAAGTCGAGGAAAGATTCGTATTGAACCCACTTGCGTGAATGCACCCACTTGATTTGCAACTTCATCTAAAGTTGTGAAAGAGAAGTTACCCAAGTCTTTGCAAACTGTTTTAGTCTTCCCATCAAATACACCATATACACAAAGTGTTGTGTTTACGCCTGATGTAACACCTGCGTTTGTAAACTTAGTTTGTGCAGAAGCTTTATTAAAGCCCACACTGCCAAAAGTTGGATTACCAGTAACTTCCACTCTCCAGTCTCCAACAGACATTGCATCATTAAAACTTGTTGCAAAGTTTATTGATAGGAGTGGTGTAGGAAGTACAAACATTTGGTTAACACGTATTTCTATGGCATTGTAGTTTGCTTCTGACAACAGTAGATATGCTGTGCCATCTTCGTCCCAGAAAGCATTACCACCAGCATCAATTCCGATACTGTACTTTCCCTTGTTTAGTACAAGTGTATTTGAGCCTGGGTCAAGTAGTATGTTTCCGCCACCTGACATTGCCAACCCTTTCATGAACCCAACAGCTCCAGTAAATTTACCACCTGATGTTGGAAGTGTTCCTACTTGTTCTGGTGTTTCATTGTGCACCTTTCCACGTTGCTTAATATGGAACGGGATTGTTTTAGGATTTGTATCAGAAGAGATTGCATTATCAACAGCCTCTTTCTTCCAAGTACCACCAATGATTGTATCAACGTTATCATTGTGAGCATTAACTTTGTTTAAGTGCTCCTGATACTTTTTGTTCAGGTTGTTAACTGTGTTTTCATAATCAACTTTCTGATGTGCTGTTGGACGACTCCAAGCTGACTCAACAAAAGCACCTGTTTGAATCTTACCTGAAATGTTTTGATACAAGGCGTTGTTACGTGAAACAACTGCATTCTCAGGATAGGATATGTCTTCCCTGTGCTCAAACAAACCTTGTGAGATTAATTCAATAATTTTATTGTCTGAAAGATTTGATAGGAAGTTCTGCCATTCGGACGGAAACTTTTCAGATTTCCAGCCCAAACCCTGATATCTATCGGCAACAAAACTTGGATGTTCTGTGTCTAAATCTGGGTCAGTAACTTCACCACCATTTGCCCAAGGAAAGGGAAATGATTGTCTGTTCATAGTTCCTCTGGAGGATAGATAGGTGAGCCATAAACTAATGCGATATTACCAGAAGAATCTTCTAGTGAAAATGAAACACCTTGTGGTTTAAAGTCCGGTAGCATGTGGGCAAGAATAACTCTGTCTTGCAGTGGGAGTTCTTCGTCTATCTTAAAGAGAACTTTTAAATCCCCTTCAATTACTTGTAAAGGCAACTCCCTGCCAAGAACCAACTCACAGTGTGCAATCAACTCGTCAACCTGACACCTACCAACTATCTTTATGATTCTGGCTCTTATGGCATCTTTAAGTTGCGCGTCACTTCGGGCAAAATCCCCGCCATCTTTGTCGTAGTCTGATTTAAGAATACCACCATAACCGGGACGATTATCATCACCAGCAGGAAGTGCAGATGGCTCTTCGTAAAACCCAAAGAAGCCCATTGCTTCTGCACCATAAATTATCCTACTTGCACCGACAAGATAAGCAACGTCATCAACCATAATACCGAAAGCATCAGAAAGATATCTATACTTAATAGTATTTTTGATAGCATCTTTAACTTCTTTGAATTCATCGACAAAACATTGAATGTATGCCTTGAGGCTAGGAGACTCTCTGTACTGTGTGAGAAGTAAGTCCATACCGTGTTTAGACATTTGAGACATCCTTAAATGAAATAATGGATTCTTTAGTAAATGCTCGTTGGTCTATGTCGAGTTGTAAAGAAGTGATTGTTGTAGGGTTGTTTTCAAAACCTATAAACAATTCTGTTATCTCAACACCAGCAACTCTCATAGAGATTGGTGCAAACAAGTAAGACCAAACAACAGGAGAACCCGGAAGTAGTTTGTTTATGTACTCAATTAAAGCTTCCTTGATTGATGCTTCTGCATCTTTAGAACTTAAAGAACCAACTCTTCGCTTGAATTTTCCTGAGATGTAAATCTCTTTCTTTGTTGGTCTTGAGAATCTAATCTCGTGGAAGTTTCCTTTTGAGTCTGCAACTGGAACTGAGACTTCACCAAAAGTCGGAATACCTGCTGTCTTCGTCGCAAAGATTTTCTTGGCGATTTCATTGTCAACACCACCATCAACTACTACATAGATAGATTTAGGAGGTTGCTTACCAATCTTTTCATCAGTGTCGTTATCACGGATTCGGATATAATGTAAGTCCAAGTCAACTAAGTTTGCATACATAGCTTCAATAAATGAAGAGCCAGATATCGCAGTTGTCTTATCTCGTCTTACCCTAAGTTGTGGGTCTGACTCATAAATCACACCTGTTTGTCCAACACGAGGATTATTTACAGAAGTCCACCCATCAACTTTTGAGACAATCTTTGTAACTGTGTTTGGTGCAATATAATATTCACCACTTACAGTTGCTTCCACCGTCACACCGCCCGGGATTACAACATCTTCCAGCGTTTTGAATTCCATTCCTGCTTCATCTGCAACGACACTTCCAGCAGGAATTGTTTTACCAACTGTACCACCTACCACAACAGTTGTTGAGGAACGTCTGTCAACATACCTTTTCACTTTTGTAAGTTCTGCTATGTTGTCCAAACCAACGCCAGAGACAGCTCCCGGACGGTACGCATTATACGCATGTTCGGCTTGACTCCAACATTCGGCAATTTCATCAGCAACAATACCAATGACATTACCGTCAGGACTTTCAGGACTTGTATCAAACATCGAACCGAAAGCACCTTTAAATCTTTTATTGAGGCTATCTATAACCTCTTTAACAGGCTTTCTTACAAAGCCATTTTCGGTAACACCATATTGAATTACTGCCATGATACCTCGTCCGAAATCTTGCCATAGTTGGAGTAAGCTTGAAAGTTTATTGTTAGAGTACGCTCCCTAAAGTCAGGGATAATCTCAATACTAATAAGTTGTCTTACTCCGTTTGTTCTACGGATTATGTTTGCTATTGCAGATTGGATGTCTGATGGTCTAACTTTCTTAGCAAGGATTGCCTCAAACCAAGGAAGCCCAAGAGACTTATCAAACTCCCACTCTCCTGTAATAGTAAGTAGTCTACACTTAACCAGTTGAGCAACTTGTTCCACTCCACTAGTTCTTGTAGCACCACGACCAATAATTAAGTCATGGCTTGTTTTACTTAAAGCTAAGTTACCAGCCATTATTGCATTACCCCAGACTGCTTGCCAGCCTCATTACTTATGTGAGTATGACCATCAACTTTAATGCCGTTAAGGGAGAAAGAGCCTTGCATAATAACATTGCCTTTCATATCCATTGATGCGCCAGTACCACCAGATACAGTCATTCCACCTTGCACAATCAAAGCTTGCGTTACTGTGGTTATGCCATCTAATGTAATTTGAGGAGACTTAACTGTTGTAGAATTTGGAGCATCTATCTCAACAACACCATCAGGAGTTACAGTAATCTTGGTGGAGCCTGTTACAATTTGTATTTCTCCACTATCAACTAATGTTACTCTTTGACTCCTATCTTCATTACGAATCTCCAAACTATTTGTTTGAAAACTCTTTATTGCTTTTGGAGTTGGTTGTATGCCAATTACACATACTGCATTTAGTACAGAAAACTTCTGTGAGAATTGTGGGTTAGGACTTCCATTTTTGTTTAGTCCTGCTGAGCTAGAGTTCTCATTGACCCAATGGTCAATCCCCCTTTGGGCAAAGTGTACGTAGCAAGGAGTGCCATTTGGAACTGGGTGAGTTAAACTAAACCCAGAACCTTGAATGAATTGTACGGGAACATTCTGTAACCTTTGTTTTGGAACAACTGTAAATGCACTTTCATACCCCATAAACAGTGTTTCAATTGCCAACTGAACTTCACAAGTTTGGGTTGTTGCATCAAAGTTGAAGACATGTCCCGGATAACTTGTATTTAATTCAGAAAGATTATCCACGTTCTAATACACTCTTATCAATAATAAATAATGTTAATTGCTTCAAACTTGTAACTTCACTTCCCGGATTTACGTGATTAAACGCGTAAAGGTTTGGTAGTGGGGTTGTATACTGTTGAAGAATGTTTATGCCACACCTTATTGGAATGCCAAAGATTTTGTTTCGTGCTCCCCAAGATAAATCCATCATGTAGCAGTTTAGGTGTTCATTAAGATATATTGGATTCGTCTTAACTGTTATTCCATCAAACTCAAATGAAATTGATTTACGGGAACTGAAAGGGATAAACTTTACATATCCCGGTGGTAGCCTATCACATATTCGTTTTAGTGCTGTTTGTTCTTTTAAAGTATTCAAAGGATGTTTCCTTTTACTGTACTTAATGGTGTTTCCAGTAACTCAAGTTTCTTGTCAAGATTGGAAAGTTGCTCACTGGGAGTTTCATTACTGGAGCCTAATCCAGGAAGTGGAGCACCACCCAACATTCCCAACCCAACACTAACTGCAATCTTTGCAAAGTCAGAGTAATCATACATAGAAGCGATTGCCTCCCTTGCTTCATCTGCAAGAGAATCTGTTCCTATTGTTTGTAACTCTTCAAGTGTTATCTTGAGTGAGAGGATTGATTGCGTATCTTTATCATGCTTTGTTTCAAGCTTCGTTATCACACAACCAAGATAAGGTCCAAGAATTGTACTTATATAAAGTTTGGTTCTTGTAGCCCTTAAGTTATTAAACAAATCATAAGTTGATTGAATACGGTCTTCCGTTTCGAATGCTGACGCAACTGCACCAGCAACTCCACCAAGTACAGAAATAACCGGGTTGTCAAATATTGCGCCTGTTATAACAGACATACCTTGAACACTTGCCATCCACATCGCAGAGTTTTGCATGTTAGATGCAACAGCTTCGAGGACTAAAACCCTGTTCATGTTAATGCCGTGGTCTGAAACTAAGAAGCCAGAACTTACAGGAAACTTAGTAACTACTGTCTCAGCCATGTGGCTTTCACTAACCATAGCATCGAACTTAAAGGAGTTAAAACTTTCAGGAACATCAGAAGAGAGAACACTATCAAGTTTCTTGGCTGTTGCACCAAAGAAGCCATCTTCATCTTCTGCTTCTTCTTGTTCATCAACTGGTCCGTTTGACCACATGATTATGGAGGGATGTGGACCATAGGAGAAGTTACCTAAACCCTCTCCAACACTTCCCGCCATATCACTTACAAAATCTACCATACTTCTAATCCCATTCCTGTTGAAGCATACATATCTTGCCATTGGATTTCTTTCAAACCCATTGCAGTGTTGCCACCAATTACAGCAGATATGGATGTCTTGTATGTTGTTTGGTGAGTAGAGCCTGAGTGGACAACTTCAAGGATTTGATACATGTCTTCCATAGCCCACCTGAAAACAGATTGGTCTGTGTTAAGAGTTATATCTTCTTGCATTGATACAACACCATTTGCAAGAATCTCTGTACCCATCAAAGGACTTACATCAAGAATCATTCCCGGTTGTATTGAAGCATTTATAAATGTATCTAAACGTAAGACACAAATACCTGCCAAGACGTTACCAATAACTTGGTTTGTATCAAGTTTAATAGGTTCCCTATCTTGCACCATTCGTGCGATAGCATCTTGTCTACCAAAAGTTTCTGGGAAGATTTGAATCTCGTTTGTAGTCATTGTAAAGTTTAGGTTGTATTCTTTTAAAAGTTTCCTAAACTCTTCAAGGAATGTATTATGAAATATACGTCCTGACTTAAGTATTTGCGCTGTGTCCTCTGCTTGCATACCAAACTGAGTGACAGTTGAGAAACCATAGTCCTGACACATTGAGATAATTGCTTCTTTAAGTGTTGCACCTTTTGGAATAGGTCGCATCTGCTTAAACTCAGTGGAACCAATGTAAGACTTTGAGATACAAAAGAGTTTAGTGACGTGCTCAGGTTGTTTCCTATAACCGATACAGTTTGTTATCGCCCCAGAAAATATTGAATTAGATTCTGTTATTGGCGAGGCTCCAAATGTACTTGTATGGTTTGGGGTTGATATAACTCCTATTGAACTTCCCTTACTCTTTATTACATCATTGTCTACATAACCAGCAAATATTTCAATGTACCAATTGCCAAAGTTTCTATCTTGCAGAAACTTTACTTCATCAATACTTAGATTAAAGATTGTTATGTTTGCCACATCAGCAGGGAAACCAATAGATGAACGAACTTCAAAATCAATTCTGTGGTCTTTGAAAATAACTTTCTTTGACGGGTCATCTTTGTTTGTTATGACCACTTCTACCTGTCTATTAAAAGGCATTGTCCTATCCTACTAATGTTAATAAGGAAGTGGGCTTTCGCCCAACCTCCTATCCAACTTGTTGCATGACACCATTACCAACACTGATAGCTTGAGTAACAGTTTGATTGCCAGAAGTTACATTAGCTCTTGCAGTCTGGTTATTAATCTTAGCATCAATATTAACATTGACATTAATATTATTGACACCATAATTACCTTGACTAAAAGCACCTGCTCCCATCTGACCAAAACCTGCTTGCTCCATAGCTTTAACCCTGTTCTGTGCTTGTTCTGGCATATGACTTAGCCAATCTTCTCCATAAAGTTTGACAGCTTTGTCTACCGTTCCTGCACCATCAGAATAAGCAGAAGCAACCTTGCGCCAATCTCCGCCATACTTCTTGTCCATGACTTCGATTATCTCGCGTCCAACCCTGTTGTATTCTTCTGGAGAATCATCTTGAGCTGGCTTAATACCATACCCCGGCTGTTTGGCAGAAGATGGCAGAACCTGCATTGCATACTTAGCACCAGTTGAACTTGTCATTGGTGTACCATCTGCTTTGTAATCTCTGCCTCTTGATTCCCAGAACATTGTTCCATTAATTAAGTTGGCTAAGTTACCATCGGCATCTCGTTGAGCACCAAGTTCAACACCAGCTTCACCGTAATCTTGAGCTTCAAATTGGTCGCCAGTTGTAGCGCCTTTAACTTGAGAAGATAGCTTATTAAACTGGTTATAAACTTTTTGTAAGCTACTATCTATTGCACCAACACCGGAATCAAGAGCCATGTAGCCCTCTTTCATTCCTTGTGCAACACCAGTTAAGACATTCTGAGAAGTTTCACCAGTAGCATATCTTTGTGCAAAGTAATCAGGAGATACGAAAGCACGAGTGGCATTCTGCATTGCAATAGAGTGATTGAAGTCGCTTGTATCTTCTTGACCTCTCTCACCAACTAATCCCGAAGCATAACCTTGAGTTTCAGGACGAGCCACGGCACGAGCCATACCATCAAGACCAGCCATTTGCATTGCACCAGCAATCCGCTGTTGGCTCCAACCTCTTTCCGATGCCTTACTACGAATACGCTCTGCCAACGCCACAGGGTCGCCCTCTGTTTCCCTGATGTCGCTTAGGGTTACGAGTCCGCGTGTTCCACGGATAATGCGTAAAGCCCCTGACGGGTCGCCATTCAATAGCGTATTGTAAGCGCTGTGAGTGGTTAGATTTGTTCGGGTAGCCTGTTCACCAGATAAACCCATCATCTCTAGCCCCTGTTGCATAGAGGCGAAATGGATAGGGTTATCACTGCCATAGTCTTGAGCCATGCCAAGGTAGTCACTCATGTTGCTGATAGCTTCACCACCAACACCTAAAGCACCAATACCCAAGGCTACTGTTTGACCAATCGGACCTCCCTCGCGTAAGGCTTGCATAACGCCACCACGAGTCGAAGCCATTGTTCCTCGACTAATGCCCTCGGCTATTGTACCAAACGCACCTGAGTCGAATATGCCCTCTTCCCGTCCACGTCTGCCACCGTCACCGCCTTGCCTGCCCCTACCTCTACGCCCATCTCCGAAAGGATCGTTAGGGTCTGGAGGAAAATCTGCATCACTGCCAGCTCCATCACCACCACCGCCAAATCCTCCACCCCCTGCACCACCTGCCCTTTTGTTCTCTTCCTGAGCCATCAGTATACCTGACTTGACAGCCACCGCCATATTGGCTTGTGCTGGACTTAGGCTAGGGTCGGTTGTATTTTGAGCTGGCACATTTGCAACTTCTTGTGATTGAGATTGTTGTACCGATTGGGAGTAATCTTGTGATGGTTGTGATAAGTTTGGATTGTATGTAGAAGCTTTGCTAAGGTATTCATCACGTTCTGTACCTGCATCTGGAGAATATCCACGATTAGAGCGCTGACGAACATCTTTCCAAATACCCTCACCAGTCATGACACGTCTGGCACCAGCAACTTTATCTTCTAAAGGCAGGTCTGGATTGCTTGCAAGGAATTCTCTTCCCTCTGCTAACCTACCTCTTACAGAATCCAACTTTGTTTTGTTTCTGTCGTACCACTCTGGGTCGTAGTCAACCCATTCGTTACGAACTTCATCACCAATTGTCTGAGAGAATAGTGCCCTTTTTCTTCCAGATAACATCATGCCCATTTGAATTTGGTCCATGTAGTCTGGATGGTCGCCTTTCGAAAGGTCGGCAAACTTACCTGCCCTTTCTGGATTCTTATGTTCCCAGATAGCATCATCACCAATCAAGCCATCTGGAGAATACATCATTCCCGGATATTGCTCGTTGGTTATTGCACCAGTTTGAACAATTTCAAATCCCATCTCTTTTTCAAGACGCTTCCTTGTAGACTCTTCTGTCTTGTGACCTCTTTCAAACATGGCTTGCATAAACCTGTTGCCACCATAGGCATTAGGGTGAAGTCCAAGTTTAGAAGTTAAAGTCTTCCAAGGTCTTGTGTAGGTACTATGACCAAGATATCCACCAACTGTGGAACCTGTAATGTCATACTGCTCTCTAAACCTTAACCATTCATCAGAACCTTGTTCTAAGTTATGGAATTTAATAGGGTTAGCTTGTTCAATTGCTTCTTGTTCATGAGCACCTTGTGCATCAAAGTCGGCAATTTGTTTTTCTAAACGCCTATCTCTTGCAGAGTTCCAAGTTGTTGGTTGTTGCATTTCTGCTTCCCAACTTGTAGAACTACTAATCCTAAAAGATGGTTGGTTGGCGTTTATTGCACTTGGTATGTTTTGGGCTTGTGAGTCCATTTTATCATACGTGTTGTTGATAATTGCACGTATTGTGGAGCCTGAGTAAGATGGTTCGTACAAGTTTTCATAACCAGACCTTGCTTCCTCAACACCAACATACCTTGTAGCACTATCAAGAATCATATCTCTTTCAGATGTTTCAACACCATAGGGATTTAATCCAACAGATGTTTTATCAGAACCACCACTTGTATAAATTCTTGAAAGTTGTTTAACTGTATCGCTTACATCTTTCCAGATATCAGAACTTACTCCACCTTTAGAGTCTGGACGTCCTGTTAAAGATGCACTTAAGGAATATTTCCCTCGACCAGCAACAGCACTGCCAGAAGAACCCAAAGGCAAACCAGCAGTATTAAGAGGTTCGCGGGGATGCACAACACCGCCAACGATAGAGGAATCCCCAATTTGAGGAAGTATATCCATATAGGAGACTTTTGCTCCCATGCCAGCACTTGCCGAAACTTCAATGAAAGCACGTTCCATATTCTTAGCAAGAGCCGTAGAAACTCTTTGTATGTCTTTGTTATAAAGATTTTCATTATTGTATGAACCTTTATCCACATACATTTGTGCAAGATAATCGTAAGTTTGTTTTACATCACCCTTGCTTGTTTGGTACTCTCCCATAATATCACCCTCATAATGTCCTCTTATTTCAGGCATTATGTCTTGGTGTTTGGTAAGAGTGTTTTCCATGTAACTTCTCATTTCTCCCCAGTGTGGGGCAGTTACATTTGGATTATGTCTTGGTAAGTGCTTCCAAACATCGTCTGGATTAGCTCCAAGTCTTTCTAAGTATGATTCAATAACTTCACGGTGTGCAAGCGAATCACTCATAGCACTGTGAAATGTTTCTGTAAACCCTGCACTTGCAAGCATTTGCGCTACATGTGCTGAGTCTGAAAGCATGTCTGAGGAAATGTTTCCTGCGAACTCTTCCTCTTCGTGCTCGGAGGTTCCCATTAGTGCTTCGTGTTCTTGAAGCCAACCAGAAGCCATGCTTTGTTGAAGTGCAGTAGCCATCTGACTCTTCTTCATAGAGTCTTCAAAAGCTAGTCCGTACTTCTCGCCTAAACCCAACAACTCTGGTTTAGACATTTTCATTAATTGCTTAATGTCATTCATTTCTTATCTTCTTCTGGTTGCAATTCTTTTCTTAAATCAAGAATTTCATGGAACACAAGTAGGTCATTAATGGAGTAAGTACCATCATGCAACTGGGATAAAGTACACAAAGATGAATCTTCAATGACAGGTCTGTGAAGAAAGTATTTAATCAGTGGATACTTTTCAGATAAATCTACTCGCTCAGATTCTTCTGCTCTTCCGTTGCGGATGTCTCCTCCGCCTCCGACAATCTCTGTTCGTTTAACTTTATCCCTTGCATGAAAAAATCTTTGAAATTCACTTCAAGTACAAAGGAGAACACTTTACAAACCAACATTAATTCACCGTCAAAACGGGAATCAAACAGTGCAGGTTTAAGTTCTTTGCCGTCAACGTTGGCACAGCACACGACACTCTTAACTAATTCACTTGTTTTCTTATGGTCTTGTGAAGAACGTAGCAACACAAGAATGTCACCAAAGTTATACTTATCTTCAATAAAGGCAAAGGCAGAAGCCCCTACCTTAACCATAAGTTCAGTGTAAAGTTCAAGAGCACGTGAAGCTGGAAGCTGACGAACAGATACAACGACTTCTTCATCTTTGGAATTCTTAAAATTCCTTACTTTCAGTTCACATGCCATTTAATTAAACTCCGATTTCTGGGTAACTGCCAGAAGTAATGATTAACTTCTCAACATAAATAACCCAAATGTTAGATGTAAATCCAACACCACGAGCGATTGCAGGTTGCTTAAGGATAACACCGTTAACACCTGTTACAAGTGTGTCACCCATCTTGTCAACAATAGACAACTGCATAGGAACCCACAATGATTTGTTGCCAGATAAACCAGTTGCCTGAGTAATCTGTGCCTTTTCGTACAGTCTTTCATTCCAATCTGCTGTTTGTAACAGTGGGAAAGAGATTGTACCTGATTGGTCTGCCGTAGTTGCCACGGCAAGTTTACCGTAAGCATCCATTACAGGAACGTGTTGTGGGACATTACGTTGCGCAGTAATGACAGCATTACTTGCAGTAAAGCCGTCTACACGAGAGCCGTCAATCAGTAGGTCGGTATTATAAAAGGAATACTGTTTCAACTTAATTTACCTTACTGGACGAAACTACCAGAAATAATTGCACCTTGCATTGCGCCAGCACCAATAGCTTTGAAGCTAGTGCCTGACCAAATACGGTCGCCTTTCTCAGACTGGAGAAGAGCAAGTTCTGTTGAAGTAACTTTGAAACCCTCTGGATAGAACACACCTTCTTCATCATACCCTGGAGCAATTAAGCCATTAGTACGAGCAAGAGTTAGTGCAAGAGTTACTTGCTGTTCAACTTTAGCAACACCACCATCAGTCCAAGGAATCTTGGTTGTTGAAGTGTAGAATAAGTTAAACACGTTTGCACGAATCTTAGACTTAAGCCATTCAACACCTTGGATTGTATCAAACCAAGTCTTATCAGCCATACGACCATCTAGGAAGATTTGGTTGTCACCAACAGCTAAGAATGCGTTACCATTGTAGGAACGTAAAGCTGTTAATTGCCCAGAAGATAGGTCAGCAGTTGTAATACCCGGACCTTTCTTAAATGCAAGAACAAGTGCAGAGTTAGCAACGTTGAAGTTCACAGTTGCAGCTCGTGCTAAGATAGAAACTTCTGGATACTCGTCTCCATTTTCTGACGCATCAAACACACAGATAGTATTTGATAAGCCTAAAGACTTAGCTTTCTTGAAGCTGTTTTCAGTACCCAGTTTCAGAATGTTAGGGTCATTATCAGCCCAACCAAACACTTTGTCATTGGCGTTACACCACTTAGCAACAAGCTCTTGGTTTTCTGTCTTACGGAAACTGCGGTCAACACCAACATAGAAGAAGTTTAAGGTTGATTCAGAGATACGACGTAAATCTGTACCAATATCTTTCGCATCTTCACCAACTTTAGATGTTGGACTGTTGTCATTGTCTAACTTAACTGCTTCTGCTAATGTACCAGTTGCAGAGAAGATAGCTTCTTTAGAGCCAGCTTCGTTAGCTGTTAGTTTGAAAGTGCCACCTGTTTGAGACATTTCAACAGGAATGTTTGCACGACTGAAACCTTGATTAATAGCTTCCAAGATTTCGTCGAAGTCTTCCATTTCCTTGAAGCTACCAAACTCAGCAGTCTTAGATTCACGTAGCAACTGAATTGTGATATCACTCTTCTCCAGTGCTTTAAGTGTTGTTACTAAGGTAGTCTTAGTTGCTGTCAAGGTTGAGTAGGTTGCTTGTGTTGGGATTTCATTAAGAATTGCACCAACAAGGAACGTCTTAGGCGTTGGCTTCTGACCAAACCAAGCCAATGCAGCTTTGTGAATTTCACCAGTTGGGAAATCAGATTCAACTTCTTTTAGACTGGTATAAGAGCGAATGGCGTGTTCACCACCCACAGGCTTAAACTCTTTCGTCATAAAGAGAATCGGACCAAAGCCATCAACAGATACAGCAGTAGGTGATACTGCAATCTGCACATTAATAATATCGGAAATAGGGATTGCCATTACTTTTCCTTTTGGCGTATGGAAATATTAACTTCTTCGGATGTATTTCCGTCAAAGAACTCGCCTCTAATATCGGCACCAGACATCGTACCAACAACAGACATTTGTTCTCTTTTAACATTGAATTGCATTCGTATGCCTTTCCTCACCTCCCAATTAGTTTCGAGTGTGAGTGATGCAAGTTTTAACGGCTCTTTACCCAATGGAAACATTTTGTACTTCTTGCATACAGCTTGCACATCAGGTCGGTAGAAAGAGTTATCAAAATCAATGTATTCTTGTCCATCACGGTTAAACATGATGTCAAAGGTTAACACCCTTATACCAACTGTGGTATATGTTGTTTCTCCCTTTTCATTTGAACCTATTTTAATTTCGTCAAATGCGGGATTCATGCTTTCTAAGCATTTAATTACTGCATAGTTTCCACTTGGACGTGGCGCATTAAGTTGAGCTTCATAAGAGAAGTTAGGAATACCAACAGCTTGGTCAACAATCTTTTTAATTGCTAACAATTCTTCTTTTTGGATATCCATTATTTCTCCAGTTCTCTTGCACAAATCACACGATAGAAACCAGCGTCTGAGTAATCATTTATTTGGATAACTTTGTAACGAATTTTGTATATCGTTAACATTGAGTTAATAGGCATTTCTCTTCGAGAATGTACCTGCATGAATGCTGGCTGTCTTTCACCAACATCTGTTGCTTTAAGTTGTTGCCCAGTTGTTCCTGAATCTCTATCCCCATATCCAATTGGAGTACAGCGGATAGCACGAGGCTCGCCCCAAGACTCTTCAACCCAATTGTTATCTTCATCATAACGACCTGGAATATAATCTTGGATTAGATGTTTGCTAGTTGTGTATCTATTAAAAGCAAGCTTCTGATTAATCATTACGCAATCCTCGGACCTGCAAACGCCATTCTGCGCCAACGAACATAATCTTGACCATAGGCAGTTGAATATAAGTCTGCTTCTACATACGGAACTTTATTCCAAACGTTTGCAAACTCAACTTCAACATCGTCAACATCAGTTCTTACAACTGGTGCAGATGGTAGACCTGAGTCATCATCAGTTGCAGATTCATTCTTGAAGATTAAATGGGCAACCAGACTTGCCATTGCTTGATCATACCAACCAAGCCACCTGCTTTCATCAGCACCCATAATCAAGATTGCGTCTTTACGAAACATCTCAAATAATACTGGGTTAGTGCCTTTGAAGTTTGGATATCTTAATTCAAATTCTGGTTGCTTTAACATTTAGCTTAACTTCTTAAACATTGCGTTAATCTGTTCTTCTGACATGTCTTTTACAGGAATACCTTGCTTGTTTAAGAATGCAGACTTCTCTTCAATAGAGCGCTCTACATCTTCAACAATTTCAAGTAAGCCTTTCTTAACCTTTTCAAGAACAAGATTAACTTCTTTTGTTTTACCAGTTGGCTCATAGTCAACAATAGTAAGAGGGTTCTTATCCATTGTGATAGGAGTAACTGAATCGGTTGGACGCTCAACACGCTTCATATCCTGAACTTTAGTCAGTGGTGCTGTAATCTTTTTCCAGATTGCGTCATCAATTTCAGCTTCAACACCAGCAGGTAAGTGAACATATTCAGTTGTTGCTGTATCACCCTTACCCGCAGTATAGAAGAACTGCATATTGCCTTGAGACTTATTAATTACTTTCATTTGTTCTCTCTAAGGACGGGATTGCTCCCGCCCGTTTCGATTAGATACCAGAGTTGATGCTAATTGCAGCTGGGTACATAACTTGTAAGCCAGCGAAACGACCACGACCAGGAATTTCATACACCAGACCGTGTAACTGCACTGGTTGCCAAGTAAGAGCCAGAGGTTCACGCAGACGGAAAGTCTTCATACCTTGTGCTGATTTACATACAACTACGAAACACTCAGAACCATCTGCACCCTGACCAGCTAATGCGTTAAATGCTTTAACTTTATCGCGAGAGTTAATGAACTCATTGTTCTCAACGAAGTATTGCAGGATAGTCTTATCACTGTGGATAGACCTTGCAGTGTTCATGATGTACTGATGTTTCAGAACAGGCAACCAGATTTCTTCTGGGCGCATAATCTTAAGAGTAGATGCGAACATAGAAGCAACCGCAGAATTTAAGTCACGTAAGACTTCCATTGGTTGTTTCTTTTCCCACTCAGTTGAGCCAGCTTCGCCAGTTGCAACAGTAGCTTTGGTAACTTCTGGATGATCAAACAGACCAATAAAGCCATTAGCTTTGTCACCATACCAAGCAGTTGAGTTGATATACTGCTCGTAACCACGAGTTGCCGCCATAGCCTTACGTGCTTCAAGACCGATACCTGAATACTGAGAAGATGCAACTTCATCAATATCAAAGTCATAAGATACACCAACTGTTTTAACAGGGATAGTGTATTCTTTACCTGAAACGTTTGGTTTAGGTAAGTCAGTTGCACGAGCGTTGATTACTTTCGCTTTACCAACATAGTTGTATGAGCGATATGTAAGAGATGTTACACCCGGACCACCAGAAGTATCAACACCAAATGCTTCACGAGCTTCTAGGTCTGGATAAAGGACGTCATAAGTTTGTTGTTCAATAAACTCAAGCTGACGTTGCATGAATACTGCATCACTGTCAGACAGAACAACCTGTTGGGAATTTTGAATTGCTTCAATTGCAGGGTTTAGAGCAAACTCTGTACCATCTGCAAGTTTAATCATCTTAGCCATTTTCAGCCTTGTCTTTAATTGTTAGTGTAGCAACAGTAGAATGAGCAACTCTGTTCAAACCATCTGTGAGACTGCAAGAAACCGCGCCAGTCATCGGCTTAGTTGCAGAAATTAGGTAACTGAATGAGTAATTATCTGCTTCTGTATCTTGTGTGGATGTATCAATAACATTGTTGTCAAGTTTCCACTCTGCTTTTACAGGAGGTATAGCCCCACCTAAAGTTACCCTTAGAATTTGTTGACCTCCAACTTCCAAATCAACATTTGACGGGAGGTTATCAATGAATTCTAAATGAGGCGGTGGGTCAGGAGGAACTGGCTTACTTACTTTGCCTGAAAGACATTCACCATTACCGCACCAACTTCACCAGAAGTTACTGGATATTCTAATGCGTGTACGTTAGGGCAAGCTTTGAATTCGCCACCAACTGCACCAAATTCACCTTTATCATTGACGCCAACTTCTTTAGAAGTAATGCCTGTTTTAAACAGAACATTAATAGGACCACTTAACATCACAGCCAAAGGTTGCCCTTTAGGAATGCCAATTGTTCCGTCACTTGGGCGTTTGTTTGCTTCCAGTTTATTCTCACGCATTGTGATGCCAAGAATTTCACCAGTTTCTTCTGCACCAAGTGTGATTGAGTCAGAAGTTTTGCCTTGTTTAACTGCTAAACCGTAAGCTGTTTGTGCTTCTTCTGTATTGTAAGTTAAACGTTGAGAGTTTGTGGTTGCTAAACCATACATATCACCAGCATGGGCTGGTTTAGTATTAATGCGGAAATCTTGTACCGGCATCATTGCACCTTAATATTTAGAGTAACGTTCTGCTCTGCGTTTGCGAGCAAGTTCAGCAGGGCTTTCTTGAACAGTGTCAGAATCCTGCACTTTGGAAGTAATACTTTGTGTTAAAGCATCTGACAATGTTTCTTCGCCAGAATCTTCAAGTGCAATTTCAAAGCGAGCATTGATATATTCATCTGACTTATCTTTCAAGTCAGAATCCATAAGCTTACTTACAACCATTCGCTTAATTTCTTTTTCGCCCTTGCCTGAGAAGTCCATATCTGACATGTCACCCAAACGATGAACATCAGAAAGAAGTTTGATACGAGCTTCTGCCAAAGCTTCAGCCTTTGCAAGAATGTCTTCATCAGATAGAATCTTTTCTTGGCTATCTTTCAGAGAAACTTTCAGTTCTTCAACTTTCTGCAAAGCCGAATCACGTTCTGCTTCAACACGGTCAAGTTCTACTTTATCCACAATAGGAATTTCTTCACCGCTATCTGAGATACGTGTTGTCTGTGCACGACCGCGAACAACAATAGCAACGTGATTACCACGAATCTTTGTCTTTTCACAGTCCCAATCTTTACCCTCAACTCGGACTAATTCTGCCTTATGCCCAAGAGATATTTGGTCAGTTCCGCTATCAACTAATCGGATTGCATCTTTGTCATTTAAGACAATGTGACCCGCTAATGCTGAACCATCTGGAACAGGAGAACCCTCTAAGAAACCTTTTGAAAGTTCTTTCATATTCTCAACAGATACATCATCACTTGGATGACCAATTGTTGCAGGTAATGAACGACAAGATTCAATAGTTTCAGCATCAAATAAAACTTCTGGAGTTGTCATGACTCGAATAATAGATTCTGGGTCACGGTCTGAGAATAAATCTCCCAACTCTTTTGCACGATACAACATAATACCAGTTCGTGCGATTGTAACAGGGGCAATCATCTCACCCGAATCTCGAATGACTCGGGAAGATTGAATTGTGTTCCTGTCTTCAAGTAACATTACAGTTGCAACAGACGCTTCATCATTTAGAAACACTGTTGCTCTTTTGGTTGTTTGCATTACCTGTGTCCTTTGGAACAAAGTTTGGAGGAGCATTGTTAAGATTAACGTTGCCAAAGCACCTTGAATGTTGGATGACTGTATTAGCGTCCTCTCTTGACATAGCACCAATACCAACTAATTTTTCCAGCGACTTCGCAAGGTTCCAAGCCCGCTCGGCTCTTTCACCAGACGACTCTGGGAATATGTCATTCCACTCATATTCAAAGCTATCAATCCCGTAGTGGGCACATAGAATTTTGTCCATGTCTGCCAGTCTTGGGTCATATACTGCACCTTGTAAACCTTGAAGCATATCAATGTAGTTTACTAAGTCAGACTGACCTGTGGCGTTCATCCCATCGGGAGATGCCGATAAGAATCGGGTTGCAGGGATACCAGCAGATGCAGCTACTATTTTTAAGTATTCCCAAATTAAATCTTTTACACCACTTAACGCGATAGTCTTTGTATCATATTGTTCTGTATTATCAAGTATGAGAACATTAAACAAATTCTTTGCTTGCTTCATTAAGCGGAAACGTTTAAGTACAGCTTGCTCACCAGCAGGGCTTGTTACAAGAGATTGCAAACCTTGCACAGTTACAACATCAACCGTAGCTTCTTGCGCCAGTTGGGCAGCAGATGAAGCCGTCGTATAGAACTGGTCGATAGTTGGTATTAACGGAATTAAGATTGAGTCTGAATACCACTGGTTACGTTGGAATTCAAACAAAGGGAGTTCCGTTGCTTCAAACCTGATTAAACGAGTATAGTGAATCTGACCATCATATCCAGCTAAGGTATAATGCTCAGGTAATCCATAGTGGGGAGACATAGGGTCTAAGACCATCATGCCACTAGGATATAAACGAGAACGGTCAATAATTCTCAGGGACTTGATACAACCCTTCTTCAAATTATTAAGGTTTAGTGGAGTATCTAATTTACCAGACCTTTTGAGGTCAAGCATAATGAAACTTGTTCCATAAACTCTTGCCCATTTGTACGCATCACGGAAGAGTTGGCGGACTCTTTGCTCTTTGTCTGCCTTTATCCCCTCTGGTGTACTAATTTTGCGCCAAGTTCTCGTCATGTCTTGAGGAACAATCTGGCAGATTTTCTGTGCAATCCAATCCTCTCGGAACCGATTCATTAACTGTTTATAGTCAGCATTTCGGTTAGCAAAAGTCCACTCATTGTGAGTAGCTTTGTCTTTTGGGCCACCCAAGCCAGTTACAACGTTTTGTAGTCCGTCACTAACCCTTGTTGCAACTTGGGTTCTGTGACGTTGTTTCCTCTGACGTTTACTCTCTGCCTGATTTTGAGACATTTATTACTTCCCTAAGATTTTGCCATTACCTTTGACAATCGTAACCGCAGAAGAAGAAGTAATTTGTAAGTTGGCTTCATTACGAGCCTTTTCACTGTTGCATGAATAATTACTTGCAACTACTGTAATTTCTGCTAGAACTTCACCATTGTCGTCAAGGAATTTCAAGCTGTTGTTTTGCTCTGAACGAGCGTCAATTCTTGTTACTACTGCCATTTTTATACCCATTGCTCGTAGTTGGCACCTGCGCCAGAAAACTCTATTGCACATAAATCTGAGACGTTATCACAGCAATCATCGTGACCAGTACCACTACCCTTGTTTGTCATGTTTAGTATCTCCCGTTTAACGTGGTCAAGATGTTTATGACCAGCAGGGAAGAAGAACCTACCTTGAGCAAAGAAAGGAACAGTGTTTAAGAAACGAGCTACTTTGTCGCCACCTGAACTATCCCTTGGTACAGGGCAAACCCTGACACTACCATCAGAAATAAACTGTTGGTTTAAGAATTGTCCAGAAGCTTTGTCTTCAAGATACATTGCGCGCGGAATAAGACAAGGATAGATGTAATTGAAATTGTTATGACGATTCCAAAAATCCCTGACTTCTTTTATTAACTTAGGAACTTCAAACTTCCCAAGTAATATATCAAGACATATGACATCTTTCTCTGCCGTGATTCCCCAGTAGAAGATAGCCGAATAGTCGGAGTATGTTTTCTCAGTGGATGCAGTATCAGCAGTCATGTATGCTTTAACAATACGAGTCTTATCAAAGGTTGCAGGGTCATATTCTTGCCACCACTCTTCTTTAATAAGCCCAGTACCCTGTGATGTAGGGTCACCATCATACTGACTGTTGTAAGTATATGGATTTGTTTTCTTCATCTCTTTAAGAGAAGTTAGGCTCTTACGAGATGCCCACAATGCAGATTCAGGTTCGTCTCTTTTCAAATGATATAAGATTGGAATTGCATGTGTATAGTTTTGCTTCTTGATTAGCCTGTCATAATATTCAGCAGAACCCGTCTCTGGGGTTACAATGCCGGGAATGTTTAGGTAATGATATTTGTCAGAAGAACCACCCCGAAGTAGATAACCAACTAAGTCAGTATCGTGAACCCTCTGCATAATAATAACCATAGGAGTTCTTGGGCACGGAATGTTCTTACCATTGACAGTTATCATACCATCATTGGCTAACCTTGACATGAATGTATTATCAAACCTGTCATTTATTTCTTCACGGATTGCGTTGGAGTATGCGTCTTTTGGTTTTATCGCATCATCAACTACAAACAATCCTGAATACTTGTCTGATAGCAATCCTGCACCTTTACCAGTCATCTTACCACCAGTAGGTACAGCGTGCATTACACCAGAACGAGTTGTTCCCCACCTTTCAAGTGACCTTTTGTTAGGGTCAATCCTTACACGAGGGAAAATCTTCTCAAAAACTTTATCCGTCATTACTGCACGAATGTAACCGCTTGACTCCTGAACAACGTCATCAGCATAAGAAGTAATGATGTTATGAGAGCCGGGATTATGACAGAAAGAATAAAGTGGTAGTGCAATACTAAGAATCTGAGTCTTAGAATGCCTTGGAGGTATACTGATAATTAGCCTATCAATCTCACCCTCAACTACTTTCTGACATGTTTCGAACATGACTCTGTGAAAGTCCTGCTCTTGGAATGCGTAGCCGTTTTGTATGTGGAATGCCCACTTAGCAAACAGCTCGAAAGAAGATAGCAAACGTTGTCTTACTTGAGTAGCAACAGCTTTGGATATCTTATCAGCATCAACTTCACCGGGTTCTGTTATAATTTGTTCTACAAACTCGGCAGTTGCATTTTCGTCAGCAGTTTCGTTTCCCATTGTAGTTCCAGGAACTCGGTCAACTTTACCTGCTTTAATTAATTTCTCAATGTCTCGCGCAAATGCAGAAGAATCCTTTGCAGAACCTGTTCTGAATCTGTCGCATTGAATGTCAAGGATTCCCTTAACTTCGGCATTACCCTCAAGCCCCTGTCCAATTATTTCATCGGAGATTGCTTGATAATATTGGTCAACAATTTCTGGATTGTTCTCTACATACTTCCTCAATTTAGGAAGAGATTGCAGACAAAACCTTTCGCGTGAAACCTTAAGTAAATCACCATAGTTCTTTACAAGGTAAAATACCACACTTTCCAGATAGTCTTCACCTAAATCTAAATCACTTGCCATGATTAACTTAAATCCTCACTTACAACTAATTCAAATTTCTGCACAGGGCTTACGCGAATAACCTCTCTAAAGTAAGTTTCCACATGCCTATTTAATTTATTGAATGGGAGATACCCATCACAATTGGGGCATTGTTGCAGAATAAAATCATCCTCTGCAACAACGCAACCGCACTCATTACAAGCTATTGTTTCCATACAACACCAGATTAATTTGTTAATAATTCCGGTGTTAGTATTTCACATCACTCCAATATACATCTTTGTACATTTCTTTGAGTGAGTTAATTGTCTCACCTACGTGAGTTACAATCTTGAATGGGAGGATAAGAGGTTTTACAGATAAACGTAAATCATCATGCCCTCGCTTAATTCTGCCTACAATACTGTCTGCATTTTTACTCTTCGGAACATTGAAGATGATAACGTCAGCACCAGACTCATTTCGTGCTTTGATTGCACGAGTGAGATAAGTACCGCCACCAGAAGTGGTAACAGACAGATTAAGGATTAGGACTTTAACACCGACTTTGTTTTTGAATAAAATATCAGACATTTTTAGACAGGCTCGTTTCAAATTTGTAAATAAATAGTGTTATTCTTCTTCTTCGAGTGCGTCCATAGCTTCATCATAGCCACACCAGTTGTCAACACCTGCACATTCAAGTGCATTAAGTTTATCTTCTGCTTGAAGAAGTTCTTCATAACGCTCTTTTGTAATTTCAACCATTTCAGGCATTGGATTCTCCACTAAGTAATTATGCGCCAGTGCTACCAAAACCACCATCACCACGAACAGTAGTGCTTAGTGTTGAAGCTTCAACGAAACTTCCTTGGATAACTTCTGCAACTTCGATTTGTGCAATACGCTCACCTGCAACAATATTGAGTGGTGCATTGCTATCGTTCTTGAGTTTCAGTTTCAATTCGCCACGGTAATCTGAGTCAATAATCCCAGTACAGTTAGCTAAACGAACACCGAACTTAAAGCCGTGTCCAGAACGGGAATGAGCTTTAATACAAAATCCATCAGGAATTTCAAAACAAAGACCAGTGCTGATAACAGCAGTTCCGCCAGCAGGAACCATAACAGACTCGACAGTGCTAACATCAGCACAAGCCGAACCGACAGTTGCATATACTGGTAATTTTGCTCTTTCATGAATTTTGGCTACTTTAATTGGTAAAAATTTGGTCATTAATAACACCGTTAAATTTCTCACAGACTTTGTCTGCTACATCTAGGTAAAGTTCACACGAGTTATGCTCAATCTGTCCATCAGTTAGGTACAAATCAATTGACGTGCGTTTCGGATTGTCTGGCAAGTAAATGTAGTCGCGAGAATCGTTCGAGAAATCAAAACCATCTCTATGCAAACGTACAATAACAATAACATCAAACTCGGGTTCGATAGCGACAACTTCATCAGTGAATCCACCATCGGGATAGATGACAGTAAAAGAGCTATCCATACGCCCCTTAAGTTCGCGTATGTTATCAGCCTCAACTTTGCCAAAGTAGTCACTACCATAACGAGGTTTGTAAATGTCTTCACTGACATGAATGAGCGCTTGGCGAGGCGTTCTACCATGCAACCCTGACAAAGACAAAGAGTCTTTGAGTACACGGTCACTGGCGAAATGAATAAACTCATCCAAACCGACATTAAAATATTTGGCAGTGTGCGCATAAAGTGCATCCTTAAATTGCCGTTTAATAATGCTGTCTTTCTTCGCCTGTAAGTTGGCTAAAGTATCCTTACCACAACCCGGAGGACCATTTAGAATGACAGCAACATTTAAGTTATCAAATTTCAATCCAAACTCTCCTCGTTCTTATCAGTACGCAAGCGAACCAAAGATGGGAATCTAAACTTGCCAGCATCAGTTTCTTCACGATACTTAACTTGGATAATCTTTCCGTTAAGTTCATGTCGGTGTTGCCAGAGCCATTTGCGAATTGCCACGTTACCTGATAATCCCGGTACGCAATCATCACAGAATGAACCAACACTACCGTAATTAGTTTGAATTGAACCACACATCCCTTTAAGTGCGCCTGTACCCTCTTTCATGCCTGTAATCTTTACGTCGGCATATTTGTATGGTACAATCTTCCACCATAGAATGTTTCCTTTCTTATCTTTACTACGGACAACTAAACCCTCATGACCAAGTTTAAGCTGTTTAAGCATAAGGTTCTTCAAATTTTCGTTGCTTGGGTTCTTTGCCCACCCGATGTAAAGACGTTCATCAACAGCACCATCGGAAAGTTCATAGACATTTTCCTGAGTTAGTGGTACTGCTGGAGGGTTGTTGCTTCCACTTCCTAAGATAGAAAATGTTTCGTTCCAATTGTTGCGGAATATTTCGGCATCTTTAAATTCAAGATGGTCACAATGAGGAATAGGCTTAGAAGCTCTTGACCAACATTTACCATCTTTGTTCTTAAAGACACGTACTCCGTCAATTTTAATATAGATATGACAGACACCAATTATTTGTTTTGTTGGGTCTTCATAATCATGGGCATGTGCTTTAATGTAAGCCGTGCCATCTGCCAATGTTTTACGTGACATTATAGTAACCTTTTAAGAATTCTCTAACAGCATCTTTTCTTCCCTTTTTAGTTTTAGGGATAGGGCTGATTTTGGCTTGTGAACATTTGTGCTTTTGTTCTGCATCAGGAAGTTTTGAGAATGCAATAACTTTCTTCTCAATCATAGCTTCCTTGTAAGTTACACTGTATCGCTCCATGTAGGTTATGATACCATGACAATCTTTGCAGAGAATCTCTAAATCCTCCTCTCCAACTAATAGTAAGTTAGAAACGAATGTTGAGAGCTTACTCAAATCAGAAAGACCACCCACTGTTTTCTTGTGGTTAACTTCAATCTCTTTAAGTTTGAATAACTTCTTGCAATGCTCACACTGTACGTGATAAATCATTTTCTTATTTGGTCCAATAGTTAGGCGAACTCTTTTCTTTTGTATTAGAGAAAGTTTCGCTGGGTGTTTAGACCAAATAGAGCGCAAAGCAGATTGTAACCACTTGGCAAAATCTGCTTCGGTTTTGCAATATCCAATTGCCATAGTGCACCTTACTCAGATGCAGGGATAAACTCTAAAGTTTTAAGGGAAATCCTATCTTTAATATTAGGATTGTAATGCCACATGTTAACTGTGTTATCTTCATAAACACGAGTTGCCATATACAGCATACGTCCATTTAAGAGTAGCATCTTCTCCCAATCCTCTGCGAATCTTAAGACATATTGGTTGATTACAACCTCTAAGCCTTGCCTATAATTGGTTACATGGTTAAGAAGTTCAAAAGCTTCTACTGCACCAATTCCGACTCGCTTCTCATATTCTTGACCAGCTTTCTTGCCAGTCTTATAAATTCTCTTTTCGGAAACACCACAGCCCATAATACCATCTGTCGAGTCTCCAGTTAGCAATTGCCATAGAAAGAATTTAGGACCGTATCCTTTAATCTCTTTCTTCTTATTCTTCCCGCTTTGTTTGATAATACACTTAAGTTCACCAAACCCTTCAAGAGGAGTAATCTTTTCGCCTTGATGTTGAGTTTCCCAGCGGTACATAAAGATTTTGGCAGATTTTAATTCAGGACTTGATTTAGTTATTTGCCCCATATCTTTATCTAAGGTTGCAATATAAACTTCATCATATTGGTCTTGCAAACCTTTGAAAATCATCCGCTTAACTTTACCACGCTTGCCTACTTCCAACTCATAATTAAAACGAGCCATGCAAGCTATAACATCATCAGCTTCTAAACCGTCAACAATTAAGCCATCCCAGTTTGCCATTAGATATGCTTTCGCATTCTTCAAGTTTTCTGGTCGCCATACACCGTCACGATTTGCTTTATAATTCGGGTCGATAGTGTGTCGGAAGTTGTTATCACCTGAGATTAAGGTAATAACTTCTGTTGCCTGAACACGTCTGGCAATATATTCCATCTTACTATCCATAGACATTTGAATTTTTGCAAAATTAATGTCCTCCGATTCCTTTCCGTACTCCTCGGCAGCAGAATGTGAGAATGCCACCATATCGCCATCTACAAGAAGTAGAACTCTTTTCTTTGAACTCACTTTACAAAAATCCCTATGTTAGGAGAGGGAAGATTACTCCTCCCTCTTAATACAATTAGAAAGGTTGACCGCCTGCTTCAACACCAGCAGGTTGGTTCTGAGCTTGAGCTTCACGAGCTAAGCGCTGTGCTTCAAGTTCTGCTTTCATGGCTTCATCAACTTGTTCGTCTGTTGCTGTGTTAGTAACAGGTTCGTTAGTTGGTTCCTGCCCTAAAGCTTTCTGCAATGCTGACCCATTAAATTCTAAGTTAGAAAGAATACGGTTCTTAATTGCGTAAGGACTGTCACCGCCTGGAAGTTTAGCAAACACAGTTACATCTGGCTCACCTAAGTTAAAGAATACAGTTTCGTTCACTAATTCACGAGCAGTTTTCTTATCTTTAGACTTCATAGGGCTAAATGCACTAATGCGGTTGCCAAGTTTACCTGCGTTCTTTCCAGATTTAGTTGCTTTCTGGATTAAAGTAACTGTTAGTGGCTCACCAAGTAAGTCGATAAGTTGTTTAGCTTCATGTCCAGCAATACCTTGTTCTGGATTTGCAGGTACAGCAAAAGCATCAACAGCTTTCATGAACTTATACAAGTGAGAGTTTTCACCCATATAACCATCTGGATTGTAGCTGAATTCAAAGTCAAACCAACGAGGTTTGTCTAAGATATCTTTCTGCATTAAGACGCCTTCGTCTTCATCAGGGTCTTGAACCATGATTGGATTGCCATCTTCGCCAACTTCTTTCATGTACTCGTCCAACAACTCAAATGTAATTAACATTTTGTATTGTGGCTCTGGGAAGTTTTGGGAACCCGGCTGTTTACCAAGGTCAATAATACGAGCTACTCGTGCAGGATAACCACCTGCTTCCAATAATGGTGCAACGGATGGTGCCTTACTTGATTGCTCGGTTGGGGCTGTAAATAATGCCATTTTCTGTACCTTTAAATATCGATTTGTTTACCGTTTAAATCAAATAGTTCACAAGCAAAGTCAACTTCACTCATTACTACTTTGATTTCATGCAAGTTGCAAGCTTCATCAATAGCCTGCATAAACTTCTTAAGTGGACTATCCATCCACTTAAATTTAGGGTCTACCAACTTATCTTTGATTTTCAACTTCAAATCTTCTAAAGAGTTGTCGGCAATAATAATTGAATTTTCAACTTCTACTTGGTCGAAAATTGCTAAAATAATTTTATCTGGCATTAGTGTATCTCCGAATATCTGTCGCCAAACTGAACATCACAATCACAATCACGGTTGAGTTTAAGTTGCTCATTCGTTCTGTGCATAGCTTCTTTAAGTAGGTTTTCCCAAAGCTCACGGAATCCTTTCTTAACTTGAAGAATCATTTCATCATGGAATTGACCAGATAATTTCGGGTCTGCACCATAACGTTCATTACAAATTGCGATAACGTTGTTGCACCAGATATCAAACACATATGCACCAGTACCTTGACAAAGAGTTGAGAATCTATCTTTATCTGTACGCAATGAATACCAGAATTTGTTAACTGGGTTTTGTTGCCACATCTGTCCATCAACCGTTTGAACAATTGTGTTCTTAGAGATTTCTTTGATAGACCAGTTTAGTTTCCAGTAAGCATTAAACAGGCGTTCACCCATTTCATACTCACATTCCGCTGTTCTGGCAACTGTTGCAATACCTGCACCATACTGACAAGCGTAGTTTGTAGATTTGAATTTTGGTCGGTCGGCAACTTTCTCAATCTTGTCTTTGTGACGTTGAGATTGTTCTTCTGTAATAAATCCACCGATAACACCAATTGCCAAGTGAGCATCATAGTCAGGAGCTAACTGCTGTTTCACATATTCAGGGTCATATTCCCACTGATAGTGGTGTTTACAACGGTCTTCAAGTGAACATAAGTCAGAACCAAGTTGCTCATAGGAATCATCTTCTGCTATCAAACAACCGCGTAATTCTTCACCACCATAAACACGGTCAGATGGTAAGTTTACAAGTTCCCTATGTTTGAGACGTAATGTGTTAGTTAACCCACCACAACGGGCTGTTAAGAATCCCTCATTGTCTACGTCACGCAAGAAACCTTTCGCAACACTGTAACGGTGCTTCAACATTCCAAGACCAATCAGGTGTTCAATACCTGAGTCTGGATGTTTACGTGCTAATTTGTGTAAGCTTGGGCAAATGTCTGGGTTATCATCTTCATCTTTCTTGGAGATTTGAGGAATCTGTCTTGTTTCACCAGTTTCTTTATTTCGAACAAACTTGAATGTTTCAGGAACCCAACCTAGTGAGAACAACCAATCCTTAATTTGCACAGGAGAGCCAGGATTTCCCGGTTCAATCTTATCAATAATTTTAAGTGCTAAATCTGGTTGTTGCCAATCTAAGCCATTTGCATCACATAAAGATTTCCATTTGACACCAGCAACAGATAGTGAGCCATCTTTCTTATGGCATTTTGCTGGACGTGTTAAGATTTTATATTTCTTAACTTCTGGCATTGAAGAGGCAAGTTGTCTTTCTTTCTCCTCAACTAATTTACCAGTTTTCTCCATGAATTCTGTACATCGTGGGATATCTAATCTCCACCGTGTACGTTGCTGAATTACTTGTTGTCTTGCCTTTGTCATCAAATAGTCAACAAAGCGCTTTACTTCCGCAGGAGTTTTATAAATAGCAAGAAGCTGTCTATATTGACGCATCCACAAACATTGTTGTATCTTAACGTCTTCCGTCACACGGTTGTTGTATTCTTCTTGAGTTTGGTTTTCCCAGTCCTCAATAACTGGCTTCGGTACTCCGAATTCTTCACCATAGTAGCCAAGACCATAGTTATGACGTTTCGGTTCTAGATACCATGCTATCCAAAGTGTATCAATTATTGTAACTTTAGATACATCATAACCAAGAAACGCCAATGCTTCCTTATCAAACAGATAACCATTGTGCATTACAAGAGTTGGACCTGTGTCAAAGAATGCTTGAATTTCTGCTCTCTTTGTCCATTCGATAACTGTTACTTTACCGTCGGGAGATTCACATTCCATGAATCCAATATTGTGCAAGCGAGGAGCATCTTGCTTTTTCATCTGCTCTAATAAGCCCGTAGACTCAATATCCGCAGAATACATTTTTCCCCATAAATCATGATACATACATTCGTGCTCAACTTTTGGAGAGAGGTGTTGCCACCTCTTCTATTACTGGTGAGGTCCTTTCTTGTTAGATAATTGAACAACTTCTTTAGTTTCAAACTGAGAGTCATCCCAATATCTTTCAACAATACGACCTGAATCTGCATCATAATATGTTTTGAAACAAGGTAGTTTGCCTGATTCCCTTGCTTTAATTGCACGAATTAGGGAGCAATTAGGGTCAACGGCTTGCATGTTTCTTTCAAAACCAAACATATAATGCGAATATTTAGACATTGCACGAGAGCCAGTGAAGTCACCTTTCTTAATACGTCCACCATCTTCATGAGGTCTTGCACCTTTTGCCACTGGATTTAAGTGACTTAAACATAAAGTATGGAAGTCATACTGTTCGGCTAACTTAACTAAATCTGCGTAAACTTTACCTAAGAAGTCGTTACGCTCTGATGCAGTAATACCCTCAGATAAAATTGTCAAGTTATCTAAGATAAACTGGTCAATGTCAGGACCAATTTGTCTGATAATTGTTTTGATGCCTTCCCATGTTTCGTAAGGGTCTTCACCCTGTTCTTTCCTATCCCACATTTCGAGAGATGGTAAGAACTTTCCACATGTTGCCAAGAATTTCTCATGGTCATATCGGGTATCAGTTTGAACAAATGCTGGAGAGAAGTACGGCAAGTTATCATGCAAAGATGCAAAACGTCTTAGCGTGTCTTGAGGACTTTCTTCCATAAATGCTGTAAATACTGTCCATCCATTTTCTAAGATGTTGTGTTCAGCCATTTGTCTTGCAACAGTAGTTTTACCACCACCCTCTGCACCACCCAAAGTCCAGATTTCTCCTCTACGTTGACCGTAGGAAGTTTCTGTCATCTTGTTCCAAGGTGTTGATGCACCCTCAACAAGTTCTTCGTCCATTGTCAATAGAAGTGTATTCTTATCAACAAGGGCTGTTGGAAGTGGTTTAGCAGGTCGGAAAACAACTGCATTCATTGTTTGTTTTAAGAAGCCACGTTGTAAACAGGCATTGGCATCATTTGCAGGCAGTTGTGCAACCATTGCATTTGGGAATAGTTTACGAGCTTCTTTTGCTCCACGTCTTCCCGGTTCGTCCATGTCGAAAACTAGAACAATCTGCTCCCAACGCTGGCGAATTTCTTCTGCTTTTGGTGCTAAACACTTATGAACTGAATCGACACCATCAGATAAACTGATTACTGGATATTCCAATTCTTCATAAGCTGTGCCACGATTTAGTGTTTTGAAGATTGCTCGCAATGCAATTGCATCTTCTTCACCCTCAGTTATATAAAGAGTTTTGCCACCAATTGTTTTAGCCCATTCCCAAAGATATGGGTCTGAGTCTTTCGTGTCACCAACTGACCACATAATTTTCTTATTCAGAAGTTTGATTTTCCAACGGGCAAGTTTCCCGTCTTTAGTATATCCATGCGCAAGCGCAACAGGAGTGACACCATCATATTCTGAAAGAATTAATCTAACACTTGCATTTTGCCAATATTCTGGTTCAATGCCACGGTGAGTCATATCAAAACGACGACAGTTTCGAATCTCTTCGATTTCTTCCTGAATTTCTTCTGGAGTTTTAATTTTAATCTTGTCGGGGTCTGGAATATTATCCGTGCCGTATGGATTAGGTACGTGCACCCCACAAGCAAAACAGAATCCAGAGTAGAACCTTTTTCCACTATCATCTTCATTCAACCACACTTGGAGAGATTTGCCAGAAGTAGATTTACAATTTGGATGTTCGTGTTTAATTTTAGCTACGCATTGTGAGGCAGACATGTTTTATCCTTTTGGGTACATTTGATGGAAACGGTTAAGCATTTTAGCTCGTCGCTCTTCTGTGATTGAGAACCTGCATTCAGTCATGAACACCAAACCAACATCGTCTGGATGTTCTGTTTCTTTGCCAAGGTAAACAATCTCACCATCAACTATTGCAAACTGATTAATGTTTGCGTCAAACTTAGAAACTGCTTGTTCTAAACTTTCAAATTTTGAAAACAGTAGGTCAACTTTTACATCGCCCAGTTTAAATACAACATCGCCATAAAGTCGGTCAGAGAAAGAATCAACAGTGATTTCAACATCATCATCTTCACCGTAACCTTTCATTATTTTAACTTCTGATGCTTTTGTTGACATATTAAGCACAAACACCAAATCTTCCATGATGCTGTTTGCCTCTTCTTGACTTACGTCATTTAAGATAACAACAACATCAACATCATTTGGAGTTAATCCATACTTCTTATCTCGAACAAAGCCACCAGCAATGTTTACTGATTTAACACTTTTGGAGTGGTGGAACTTCAACCATTTGGCAATTGTTTCAACATTCTCTAATACAGTCATTTGGAATCTCCGTAACTTTAAAGTAACCTACTGCCAATCAATAGGTTTGTGTAAAGTTGCTGGTTGGTAACTGAGCCAGCACTCAGGGTCAGACTATTTCGCAGTGAGCTGTCTTCGCTATTAATGACAGGGAAACGCCTCATATGAGGAAAACCTGCTACTTGAATATTTCATTAAAGACCTGTGCACTTAAAGTTCCACATGAGGAGGTAAAGACATTTCAGCCTTTACATGCAGACGGGCTAAAGCCCACACTTAGATACAATAAATCGCCCATATTCCAGAGGCACTACCGCTTTTGCTTATTCTTCTGTGAAAGCTAGTCTCATTACTTCATTTACTGTAATGTTACTAACTACAAAATCTTTGCCAACTAAGGCTTTATAGGTGTCTCTTTTACTGGCTTCACCTGCTCCCCAACAATGTGCAGTAAGCAACACCTTTGCAGTTTTCTTATCTACTGCAAGTTTACTTACCACAAAGTCAACTGCATTTTTATGGGAGAAACAGTTAACTGCCACTGCTAAGATGAAAGTCAGTGGTCTTTCAACAGCCATCATCATTGGGATAGTTCCCCATCCAAACGATGTTTCAAATAAATTCTTACAACTGAATGTTGGTAAATTGTGCATGATATTCTCCAATAGGTTGAATGGCAGTTTTAACAAGTTCTGCCAACTTGAATTAGAGCAGTTTATGCCATGCTCAGGGCAATCTCTCTCGCAGATTACATTGCAACGGCTACGATATCACCGCTACTTGAGGCAAAGATAGTCTTTCCCTTTTTATCCTTAATGAAGATTGTTCCGCTACTTGCCACCATCAATGAGGCATCTTTAAAATCGAAAACTTCACCAGTTGTTCTGTCTGTTACTCGTACCATGATTACTCCATATTTGTTTGGCTTCCTCAACGGGATTCGAACCCATGACTGAAACTTAGGAGGTTCCTGTTATATCCAACTTAACTATGAGGAAAGAAATTGGTAGGCTTTTGTTTACTTTACCGGAGCCTAAATTAAAACCGGGTTTTGTTCACTCCTGTGTCCACGGCTCGACTAACCTGTCCGAATTGTGACATGAACTCTGTGTCATTCAGCTGACCAAACTGGGCTATCGTTCCCAAGCATATTGAAAGTAAATGTTTCCACTTAAACCAGCCTCTTTATCTTTAAGTATTTAATACAAATAAATTCCTCTCACGACAACAGCTTACTGAGTGCTTCAACACTTACCCCCATATTCGGACTCCATCGCAGATTGCAACTGCATCTCCAACTCCGCGTTGGTGTAATGAGGATTAACCGACCTCTGCATATTATACTATCAGGAATATTGTTGTTGCAGTTTTGATAACGCAGACTGCTAACTGCGAGGCTTTACAGTTCAGGGAATGCTCCCATCACTCAGGCTGTTTCAATGGTTGTGTTTTGTACGGATTGATAGTCCCACTTCCATCGAAACATATCTTCTCATAAACTAAGTTATGAGCCAGAATTTGTTTCTTAGATTCCACAGTCATTTGAGGAATTTCAGATTTACTTAGGTAGATTGGTTTAAACACCAAACAACCAGAATTAATCACGGGTGAAACGGTTGTGCAACTCGTTGTCAACATGACTAGGAGTAGCAATGCTAACTTCTTGAGTAATAACATTTGCCTTTTCTACCTGCTTAATATTTTTATCAAAGCCATCAATCTTCTCTTTTGAAGATGCCAACTCCGCTTCTTGCTTGCCACTCGACTTACCCTTTGAGTAGAATGCAATTAGTAAAACAATACCTGCAACAAAAGATAGCAAGTAACCTTTAAATTTTGCAACCATCACAGTCACCCTCTGCTTCTTGAGAGAGTGCTTCTGCTTCAAGGTCTGCTTGTTCCTGTCGGCGTTTTGCTTCTTCAAGAGCTTTGTCAAAATTTGTTTCTTTTAGAAACCCGTCAATATCCATACTACACACCTTGTGAAATAGAATTTCTATGGTAACTGTGTTGTGAACCTCTTACAACAAAACCTGTAAGTTAAGCTTCATACCGAACACAACAATGAACAAGAGCACTTCCGCAAGTCAGAGATGAATTCAAATAACACTGTTACAGCAATGTTATCCTACTAGTCAAATCGAACAGTGTGCTCGCCCGTCTTGTCTTATCAATTACCATAGAAATTGCCCCGATTGACAGGGCAACTTCAAACGCATCAAGATATACTTGTCGCGAACAGGTCAAAATTAGAAAATAGCTTCACCAGTTGTTTCGTCTGCAACTGCTTCTGCAACAACTTCTTTAGCAACTTCTTGCGCTTCTGTTACTGCAACTGCATCTTCTTTTGGAGTATCGAATACTGTGCGTTCAACTGGAACTGAACCAGCGTCAACCCACTGCATGTACCATGCTAAGAAATCTTTAGCGGTGTTTACTTTACCAGAACGAGCACGGTCGATTAAGCCTAATGCGTTTGCATATGATTCAACAGCAACCTCGATTTTCTCTGCATTTTCTTGCATGAAATCGTGCATGTCTGCTTCAACTGCTGATGTGAATAAAGAACCGTCTTTTGCTTGGTATTGAGTAATAGTAACTACTTGAGCCATGATATATAACCTTATATAAATTAATTGTGGCGATATTGCCTGAGTTTAAAATTAAAAGAATCACACTCAACTAATGTTGAAGAATGATTCCATACTTCTCAACAACTCGAAACCTATCGAGTCTTGTATCTGTATACACTTTCTTTTGTCAAGTCTTCCAACTCTTCATCTGAAAATGATAGTTTGATTGAATCGTCAATGCCTACAATATGCAGACAAACGAATCGTCCAACCCCTGTCACTGACAAGCGATTGGTACGGTCACGAATTTCCATTCCCCCTTCTTCCGCCACTGCTCTGAGGAGAGTCCAACGTTGCGTTCTGGATGGAACTTTGAAATTCACCGCTTTAAATACATGGTCGAAAAGAGTGCCGAATGCTTTTGTTTCAACATTCATTCCTCTTCCAACTAATGTTTGGAGAATGCACAGTGTTAATGTTTCAGACTCCGTGAAGTAACCAACTCTGTTAAAGTTGAAGTATTCTTCTGGAACAACTGAACGTGAAGTAACACCTTGCTTATATGTTCGTCCCAATTCTTGTGCACCAAGTAACACCAATTCAGGATTGATGAACTTCATTGCAGTAAACTTAGAACGAGTTGCTCGGATTATTCTTACAGTTTCACGGAGAGTTAGTTTATTCCACTCCCCACGTTTTGAATCTGGATTGAAAGAAAGCCAATGAACAACGACATCTTCTTTTGCAAGATAGACGGCATCATGCTCATTAAACCACATCTTAATAATCTCAAGAGCAATATGTCTTTCTTCTTCAAAAGCCATTAATAACCCCGTAAGATTCGTGCATTTGCCTCTTCGTGAGATAGACCAAGATTGATTAATCTAATCATGCAATCTGAGATAATGCTTTGGTTGTACTCAGACAACTTCACAGCCAAATCATCTTCTTTTCCTGTCTCAGAATCCCAAAGATTCTTGATACGAACAAGGTTAGCCATTGCACAATGTGCAGTTGAGATTGCATTGATAAGTGCAGATTGATGGTTGATAGCAAGACCAGCTTTTGCATGTTGAGCTTCCAACTCATCACATAAATCATTTAAGATTGCTGGTGGGATTGCCATATCAAGAACTAAGTCATCAATTGGTGTTTCATTTTCATCTGAATCTGAACACAACTTACGAATACTGTCAATAGTGTAGCCAGCACTCCAATCACCTCGCTTACCAAAAAGAACTTCTGATAACGGAACAGGTGTAATTTCTACAACTTCTTCTTTCATATTAAGTAACCTTACTTGTGACAGGTGATTCCTCACCCTAAATAAAGAGTGATATACCCAATTCTATGTGGTTTTCCAGACCACCAGTGGCATATCAGTACATCACCTATACAAATGTATTGGTAAAAGGAAAGTGCCCTATGCGTAGCTTACACCTCCAAATATTGTGTGGTTTTAGGCGAGCTATACGGCATTTTGAGGCACTTTACTTATAATAATACACTTATTCAACTGCTACTCTGTTTGTCCACCGTCATTCCAAATATTGATGAATACTGGCTTATTATCACGTATTATTACGTTGCCTGTAAGTATTCTGTCATGGTAAACAATTGCTTTGGCTTTAGTTGATAGGGAATATCTTCTTTCCCAAGGATAGAAAGACTTTAAACCTCTCTTTCTATTAATATTAAAGATTTCTCCATAACGTTTCAAAGCCAACTTAACTCTTGTAATCATCTTGATACCTCTGTTAAGAATTGTTCCATAATGACGAACCTATCTCTCTGAGACTTTCTAATTATCAGCCCTAACAGCTTCATTATGGAACCCTTCAACCATTTGAAACAAACATACAGTCCTATATATCGTTCACTAAAGCAAGAAAGTCCTTTGTTAAATTAAGAAATTCGTAGCTGTATACTACACGATAATAGTTTATACACACCTAATCCACTTATCCATCTAACCTGTAAATAAACAGTAGTTATTTGTTTAAGTTAAAATTAAGTTTGTTGTTTGGTGGATTTCCACCTATATGGACTTTAAAATGTGACAATATTGGTTAAAATACATACAGGTGAATCATCTATATTCCCTTATAAAACATACACTTATGAAAAATGTGTCATAAAGAGGTTGACAGGATTAGTCACAGATTGGTATAATGCAGTTAAAGGTTTTGAACCACCACAAACAACTAATCTCGAATAATCCTCCCAACCTCCCAACGAGTATGAAGTAACAAGCTACTAGCTACTAGCCAGCAACCAGTTTTCTTTATCGAAGTCTTTTAAAGCCCGACAGTAAATTATCTTACTATCTATATCCTGATAAACAAGCCCACCATACCAACCATCTTGCATACGAATCATACCAGAATGCAAAATTTTGTATCTTGTTGCTCGCTTCTTATGTATGATAACTCTACCAATTGAGTTATCTAAGAAATCAGGATATTCTAAACTAACTTCTGAAATAGTACCCATCACAAATATTCTCATAGTGACGTAAGTATTGGTCGTATACATTATCCCAATCAATACTTACTTTGATTTCATTTGGAAGTGCGTTAAGATACTCAGGTTCAATTTCATAATAGAACTCTTCTGCACGTTTGGCGTTACTTTCCCAAGTTCCAAGATACTTATCTTCAAACTCAGATAGTGGTAAGCCCAACCCTTGCGATGCTTCAAGTGCTTCAAGAGGATATCTGTTTAATAAATCTTGAACAAAATCCCAAGAATCTTCATCGTTAAAAGAGTTGCTATCTTGGTAAGTTAAGCCAGTTAAACTGCCGTTAGTTCTAAGAACTTTGAAGCCTAATGCTGAGTAGGCTATCGCCACATCTTCACCGACACCAATTTCTTTAAGATATGTTTCCATATCGGCAGAACATTCCATATACTTTTCAGTATCAATCCAGACAGTTGTTTCTTCACCATCATAGAATTCAATTCGGAATCGTTCTTCTACACCGCTTCCAACGGAGCAAAGACTTCTGCCTTTTATTTCTGCACTAGCACTAGACATGTTTAAAACTCCACCCTTTAGAACCCCAAAGTTTGTATGGGAAAACTGTTTTCGAATTGTCGGCTTCATTGTTATAAAGTCTTTTGACACAAAGTACCTTTTTGGCAACATCCACATGCACAATTTCTGAGTCACAACAATCTAAACCTGAAACATACTCGCCACCACTTGGTGTTGGTGTTGCATGAATAAAGATGCCATACCCTTCAAAATTTTCTTGTAGAATGTCAGCCAATAAAACACAACCTTTTGTAGGTACATTATCCATTTTATAAACATTGACTAGACGATATGTTCTGTCAATACTTGCAACAACGACAGTTGCACCATTTGCTATGAAACATTTACCAAGTAGGTCTTCTAGTTCCACACTTGGTGTGAACACTGGTTTATCTTCTTGCCTTGTTTCCTTAATTTGTGCAGTTCCTTTGATATCCATAGAATATCCCGGATAACGTTTGACCTCTGCACTTAATAAAGGACGACCTGTTGCATTGTTTGGAACAACTTCTGCATATACATATTTGCCAACGTGGTCAACTGCATAAACACGTATTGCTTCCAAAGTATCTGAACGGAACATCTTTCCGACTAGAGATTCAACATCAATCTCTAAGTCAGTTTTAAAACGCTCCTTTTGCAACTCCACTAAATCTTTAAATATCATCTGCTGAATTGCACGTCGGTATTCATCAATTTGCGTTCCGCCAAGTGAGATTTTTAACTCTTCGGTGGTGATTGCATTTTCAACTACTTTCAAAGACAAAGACTTCTCCAGTTCAACTTCACCTGATAAGATTCTGACCTTAGTATACGCAAAGTTTGTGTTTATTAAGTCTTCTTTAAGTTTTTTAAGTTTCTCTAACTTGGTCATTATTTTAATCCACCCTCGATTAGCTTGCCTAACTGCGCTTCGATTTCTTCTTTGATTGAGGTAATTTTCTCAAACTCAGAAGTATACTTCGCAATCATTTTGTTGTTAACTGCAATCATGTCGTCAACAGGTAACACCATCCAAATGTTAGGAGACGTAAACATTTCAATTTCTTTCTTACCTGCTTCAGCATGCTTTTCAAGTTTCTCTTTGAAATCCATCTGGGTTGATAGATTTTCTTGAGCTTTCTTGATTAATTCTTTCAGTTGGTCTAAACCCACGTGATTGTTTTCCTTTTCGAGATAGTTTCTTACTTTACCGATTGCAACATTGACTTCACCAAGTTGCGTCGAATTTAACTGGCGTTTTGCATAATTGCATGTTTCTTGCCAGCTTTTTCCTGCTTCTTCAACAAGTGCTTTATACTTGTCATAGTCTACGCGAGCATGAAACGCATCAATCTTGATGTTAGAAATACCTTGAGACACAACAGGAATCTCAGATACTGCTGATTTTGTTTGGTCTGCGTACATAGAATATAAAACAACTTCTTCAATAGCAGGCTCTAAATTCAAAGATTTAATAAACTTCTCCACGGAATTCTCCTTATGTGGTTAGCCTATCGGCTGATTATAATTATTGAAGCCACTTCATGTTTAAATGGCTTCTAAATTACATCAGAATGGAATATCGTCGTCAAAGTCCATTGGTGGTTCTTGTTGATTTTGAATCTGACTTTGGGCAGTTTGCTGATGTTGTGTTTGTTGTTGCTGAACACCAGAATGCTGTGGCTGTTGCGTTTGCTGTGCCTGCTGAGGTTGTTGTTGCTGACCTTGAGGACGTTGCTTACGTTTAGCCATCATTGAATCAACTTGTTGTTGAGTCATTTCTGTCAGTGCCATAGAAGAGTACCACTTACCAGTGCTGGTTGTACCATTCCACATACTGACAAAGTACCAAATACCATTAACATTGACGCGACCTGTAACGTTAGGTTGCTTGTCATTTTCACGTCGCTCGTTGTTCATAACAAAGCCACGGTTTAAATCATTAAAGTTTTCATTAGACATAGTTTTCTCTCTTATCTAAGTTAGTTATTTATTCACTTTCAACTAAAGTTTCAGATAATCTATTTACTTTAGTATTACTTCTGCATCTTTTACAGGAATAACTTTTGTTCCTTTCTCAAATGCAATTGTTTTTCCATCTGTTAGGCGTACTGCAAAGATGAAGTTTGTAATTTTGAATTTATATTGTTCACATTGGATGTATGTGTTACCATTCCAATTGAAACATGTTCCAAAAGGGATAATATCAAGTTCAACTTCTTCTCCCTCGTAACGTTTTACAATCATTTTAGAATAATCTCCGCATCAGGTAAGTGTCTTACAGAAGTTTCTTCACTAAGGAATTCCAACTTACCATTCCCTAAATTTGCACAAAGGCACACACCCTTTGTTTTATTGATTTCCTTAACTTTAATAAGCATTCTGTTTTCATAAGTAAACATCTGCCCAAAGTTTAGTCCACCAAGACGGCGCATTTTTAATTCAGGTACAATGATTTTCATGATACAACTACCTTGACATTTTCAATGATTTCAACATCTTTTCCATCTTCATTGTCCATGAAAGCCATCACGATATTATCCCCTAAACTTACGGCACAAACCAAACTTGGGTCAACAGATACCCTTAGAGATGTTCTGCAACGTAGGAAGATATCATCACCACCCGGAAAACGAAAACATTCACCTAAACTTACATTAGCTAACTTCTTTGTTCTGCTCTTGCTTCCAACTTCAATTTCCATAATAACCTCGGCTTCTCCACTTGGTTAGTCTAGCCTATCGGCTTTATTTGCGAGAGTCCCAACGAGCTTTGTTTGGTCTTACATCAATATGAGTGAATGTATTATAACGACCAATGCCATACTCATTTGGATATTTCTTTTCAAGATAATCCGCAACATCATTTGGTGAAACATTCTTAACCTTGATATCGCTTGCATCACCAATAACATGCTTAGATGCAGGAGCACCACCAACAGCTTTGTTATGTTCTGCACAACGACGACCAGAAGTTATACTAACTGGCTGACCAAAATGTTCACGGACATCTTCAAGAACAATGATAAGATTAGGGTTAACATAACTCAAACCACACTTACCACACTTACACGCAAATTCAGCATCTTTAAAATGCTTGCTAACTTGTACCAAGATAACACCTACTTACAAATAGTTCTCTCACGAGGAGGAACACCATCAATAATATCAAATGCACTTTCAAATACATCCATTCGATATAGCCCATCAGGAAATTTAAATAGCCTGAATGCTTCAAGGTCTTGTGCTTTGTAGACAAAACCTTGTGCTGGGTTGCTAATGTAAACGTCATATAATTTGTCGTTATACACTGCGAAACTTGACTTCTTGCCCTCATCAATAACAATGATTGATGCACCATTTTGGCAGAAGTATTGTGTTGGTGAGCTTGCCAACACTGGGTGACAAGCTGTAATTAATGATACAATAAAGATTGCAACTGCATATTTTAATGTAGCCATAATGAATCCGTATGTTTCTTTTCTGGTGCATAAATGTGTTGTGATGCAGAAGATACATCTGTTACACGTCCAGCATTTTGATAGTCGGCTTCTTCCACCAACTCCCAGTGACCTGTTCGCATTGAACATTGGTGCAGGGTTTTATCATCACCCTCAACTACAAATGTTTCTTCATCTGTAATCATTGCACCTAAACCGCCATTACTGCGGTTAGCTGGATTGCCGTCGCCTAGACCTGCAACAACTGTGTAAATTTTGCCTTTACGAAAACGAGTATTGAAATAATCGCTAATGTAACGTACTTTAGAAAATTTATTCATGACTGCTCCAAGAGATTAATTAATTTGAACACCATTTTTGAAGACTTTGAGTTTCATTTCTTCATCTTCAACTAATGTGTGGGTTAGGCTCAAACAGTTATTAGCCATCTTAGTTATTGAATTGTTTCTGCGTTTCCCGGCGGTAATGATGTTTATTTCGCCACGTTTCATACCACCAGATTGTTTCAGCTTATCCCACATTTTTAACACGCTCCCATTTCGAATCAATGTATCTCTGATTCTTATAGTGGGTTACAATGAAGTTACCTTTTTCGTCAATAATACCAATATAATCAGCACGACGATGTGTAGCCATCTGTTTGGCACCTGTCAAAGTAGAACTTGGATAAATACTTCCACAGTTTAAGACAGCATATTGAGGAGATGGTTGTTCTGTTTCCACCTCAACATCAACTTTTGTCCAAATTGACCAGCACTTATCTTCTTTGTTTAAAAGACGTGCATAACGAACACCTTTAATTTTACAGATTTGTCCATCACTACAATGAACAGAATCACCATTTGCAATACGCTGAGTGCTAATGTAATAATCCAGAGTTTTATCAAGAGCTAAACGCTGGCGCAAACGGGTGTTGTTGATTTCTTCACTACTTAGACTCATGGTATTTCTCCCAAACTCCCCAAAAACTTGAATGCAGTTTTCTTGAATAGATTGTTCCATCCATTTTACATACTGCAAAGTGAGAACCTAAAATTTGCTGACATTCTTGAACTACTTGGACAGCTACTTCCAGACTCATATAACGACAAACAATTGTTGTCATTATCTTTGACTCTGTTTTACCTTTTGAATAATCCATCCAATACTCCAAATTCCTCCTTAATAGGACGGAATGTTGATAATGTTACGAAACGGATTTCTCCATTGTCATCTAATACATTACAAGAATTTTCTGAATGCACATTCATACCAAATCTTGATGCAGTTGGTGACATGTTTGCATCACCTGTACCTGCAATTACTTTATAAATCTTGTATGCAGAAAAGCCTTTAAGAGAACAGCCAATCTGACATACAAGGCTATCGCCTACTCTCGTCATGGCTGTTACCTTTTATTTAACTAATTCAAAATAAGAGAAGTTCTTAAGTTTCTTTCCAAGGACACCTAATTGCTTCAACTCTTTACACCAAACTGATACAGGCATGTATAAACCTCTATCATTTTCAATTATTACTCGGTACATTGACCTTGGTCTGTCAAACAAGTAAACACCCTTTGGCGAATCCATCAAAGCTTTTAGTGTTTTCTCTGATGAAAGGTTTGTCGCCACAACCTTATAGGATTGACCTAATGTGAAATCGCAGTCAAGCCCTAAGCCTGAGTGTTGCGTACACTTAATCAAGTCTCCCACTCTGGCAGGACGTTTTTCAAATTGACCAATCCAATTTCTACAAAAGCCAATCATAGTTGCTCCTAGAAGTTAGTGAAACATGCGAATACTACAGTTGCAATACCTAAAATGACATTAAAGACTACTGATGTTCGTAGCATATCTTTTAGTGAATCTATCTTACTTTTACATGCGATAACTTCACTGTTTGAAATACACCATTTATCTCTGATTATGTCCTTTTCCCTGCTTAGGTCAAAGTTACCATGCTTCAAACAGATTCTTTCTGCACGCTCTTGTTTATAAAGGTTATCAAATGAATCTGCCTTCTTGCGATAATTTTCTTTCTCTTTTGCAAGAGATGAAATCACCTTTCGCATTGCTTGAATCTGTTTATTAAGCTTTGTTTCTTCGCTGTCAGTTTCTTCAATAGCAATTATTTTCCCAACATGCTCGCCGGGCTTTGTATTTGCAGGTATTTCTAAAGTAACTTGCAGGACTTCACCAACAGGAACCTTAACAAAACTTTTTCCTTGGTTTTCTTCCTTGCGCTTGTTTCTCAATTCACAAATTTCTGTGTCGGCATTGTGAAGAGCTTTACGCAACATTGAGATTTCTTTATCTTTATCCCAAACTGCATCAATTTTTGTAGCCATTTTATTCTCCAAGTAAGATAAATTCGGGTAAACTCACTGAGCAATTTTACTGCAATGAATTTACACAATTTACCTAGGACGCTCAACACTTTGTGTTCTTACGTGCTAGAATATTACTTCTTTTAGTCCATCATTACGGGCATGGTAAAGTGTCACAGTTGCCCACTTAAGCTTGATATGTTTATTTCACTTTCAATTAATGGCTATAAAGACACAGAAGTAAATTACAATCACCCAAAGTATTGCACGAAATATCTTATCTCCTATGCCCAATTTTGAGCTTCTTGTTGTGGAACGCATAATGAAGCCACCGTTACCTAACATCGTTCCAGAAGTTCTTGTGACTCTTTCGTTACTTTGATTGGCATCTTCGTGCATTGATGCCCACTCTTTGAAACGAGAATAGGAATTTTGTGGCTTCCTCATGTTAGCTCCTTAACTTGTTTTCTTCAATTGCTTGTTTAACTACTTTGGCAATTTGTTTACGAGTTGGTTTTACAGGGAAATAGACTGCATAATGAAGTGGGTAATCGTCATTGTTATCTGCAATAGATACAAATACTTCCCACATACCACATAATGAATTATCCCAGTGTTGCGTGTTGCAGTATTCTACTGATACAAATTCAACAGAATTATTCATAAGAAAACTCCCTGATTGCTGGACGTTTAGAGAAGTCCATGTCTTCATCTTTCCAAGCATGTAACCAACCATCTCCAACTGCCTCTAGCAGTTCTGCAAAAGATGTTCTGAACAACCAAACACTTCTCTTCTCTCCCAGAAGATACCAAAATCCACCAAGTTTGATGTAAAGAGCACCTCTCTCTTCACCCACTAAGCCACGAATTAATTGCTTACTCATTTCTGGTACATCTCCCATTGTTCTTCCCAACGTTCTATTGTTTTGTAGAACTCTTTAATCAGGAAGTTAATTTGTTTACGAGTTGGCTTAACTGGCAACCATTTCTGACATACAGACTTATCATCAAAGATAGTTACCAACCAGCGACCTTTGTTTATAGGATTGCTAACATATTCAATTGATTTGTTCATAGCCAAGAAACCAGAATCTCTGCAATATGAATAAATGAAGTACACCAAACTATAAACATGCAGATAACTACAACAAACAATACTGCACGAACAATAGCTTCTTTTACAACAATCTTGTTTTTAGCACTGAAGAAAGGTTTTAATGTTTGTGTAGCCAAATTAAGCAGAATACCTGAACCTAACAACAAAATTGCAAACCACAAGAATATCAAAATAATAAAAAGAGGAAATGACATGATTACTCCTTGTCAAAGTCAATGGCACAGTTTGAATTCTCTATCTCTTCAACTGCTTCGTAAACTGCATCAAGAATAAGTTCTTTTGAAAGTTCACCGTGAGTATATTTATAATAATACTCAGCCAACATTTCATCATCATAACCAGCAAAAGTGTTATATGCATCTTCCTTTTTGAAGTCTATTTTAACACTGGCAAATAGTAATAACTCTAACTCACTCATAATGTTTCTCCAAAATAAATAAAGCCCGTTTCTCAACAGGCTTCTAATCCGATATGTTTCCGCATAATATTACGCAGTCTTTCAAATTCTTCTACTTGCCAAACAAATTTTGCAATATTGTAATGTGTTGAGAATTCTCTATTTGGTTTTGCGTAATAATGAGATAAAGGTAATGTCGATTCGGTTAATAATTTCAAAATATTTCTATTCTGACGTAACTTACATCTTATCGCTTCTAATATAACCTCACGATGCTCACCGACCACACCAATCTCTTCATCATCTATCCGATACTGGCACTTGGTTCTTCCAAAGCTTTTCGCTTTAAACCCACCCATACCTTTTAATTCTTCAAATCTACAACCTGTTAAGTAGTAGTACCAAAATCCCTCTAATGAATTAAATCTTCCATATCCCGGAACTTCGAATTTACAGTCATATAGATTTGATAACATCCTACCCAACTCAGTTTTACCTTTTGTATAGATGTTGATATGGTCTTTTCCGTCATTTGCAGGAATAAACTTAAACATTTTAACTCCTTATCAATACTTAAATAACTAAATCAACTCCCTAACACCTACTAAAATGCTAGGAAGTTGTGACAAAAGATGTGTCAAATTAGATGTATTAAGATTAGTTGGAGCCAATCAGTAAAGAATCTGTCACAGAATTACATGCAAATTACTTACTGAATAGCTCAAACTTGTTTTCTTCACTCTCAACTAATGTAGCAAAGGGAAACAATTTAACATGCAAAATCTGGAACAACAAAGGTAGCCGATTTACCTCGTTGTGTCACAGTTATTACATGCGGAATTAGGTCAAGATTAATGTAGTCATACAGACAAAGTTAAAGTAATCGGCACAATAACTCTATCCATACAACCACAGAAATCTGACCACATCCTAAATAAAAATATTTACTTATCCTTGCTTTTATCTACAAGAATGTCACAATATTACATGCAGTATTTGGAAGATACCACATGCAATAAAGCCTTATATTACAACACTTTCACATATTTACATGCGAAATGCTCTACCAGATTGACATGCCATACTGTCACAATACTATATCAAATTTACATGCCAGATTAGCAACGTTCTCTATCATTGGAGATTTTAACCAGCCTAAGAGATTGCCACATTCTTACATGCCATCTTGATGATAGCTTGTTACAATACTACATGCTTACTCTGTCACAAAAGAAATAGACAGGTTAGGAACAATATGTAACATATTTATGTCCGCTATAATGAGAACACTTTGATGCCTAATGATGCTTATTGTCCGTCACCTGCCCTCTTCCCAAATTTACTCTATACTCCAAGCTCCCTCCATCTTGTTACAATCTCTGCCTAAGTTGTTTCCCGCCTTGTGGGTGGGGCTTTATAATAGGAAACAGTAAATCACAGTCTTTGTAACACTATGTCGGAAAGCTACATGAAAATACTGGGCTTGTTGGATTAACCTTGTTACCAGTATTACATGCTAATATGGGGAAGTAATGGTCACCTGCCCTCTTCCCAAATTTACTCTATACTCCAAGCTCCCTCCATCTTGTTACAATCTCTGCCTAAGTTGTTTCCCGCCTTGTGGGTGGGGCTTTATAATAGGAAACAGTAAATCACAGTCTTTGTAACACTATGTCGGAAAGCTACATGAAAATACTGGGCTTGTTGGATTAACCTTGTTACCAGTATTACATGCTAATATGGGGAAGTAATGTTACCTATTTGTGCACAATAGATAGTGAAGTTTACGATACTTCAAAACGTTCGTAGAGATGCTATAACACATCTGTCATGCCAACTCGTTATAAATTGACATGCAAGAATGTTACAGATTTAGTTATGAGGATAGATGGAAGATAGTAAGGAGTTATTCTTCAACTTCTACCAGTATATGAGCTGGTAACTTCACAGGCTCAAGTGAATCTAAAGGAACAGCATTGTACTCTCTTACATCTGTAATCTTCTTATAGTAAACACCATTAAGAATAAATGCGTCACAGTCTAATAAAGTGTGGAATTGTACTTGTTTCATAATGATATGCTCCTACTGAGATAATGACACTTCTGTATCTGCACTGATGAATACAACAATATATCCATTCTTTACAGCATTGAAATCACAATCACCACTTTGTAGTTTAGTGTACCAGTCATCACTGCTATCTATCTTAAAGTGGCTATGAAATGGGATATCTTTAAACTTCAATTTTGGAATAGGTTTGATGCTCATGACATGCTCCAATGTTAGATTGATGTTTCTTCACACTCAACTAATGTTACATAGAAATAGGAGAGCCGAAGCCCTCCCATTGTTGTTACATATTCGTGTTATTACTGGCAGAAGTAGTAAGCATGTTTAGAGTTTAATAACTCTTCTGTTACAATATTAGTGTGGAACATACGAATGCCACCTAATTGCTTACTTAACTTCTCAAACTGATTATTATGCACAAAGATTTCAATGTAAGCTTTACGGATACATTCCATCAACTTAGGTGCATCTGCTAAACAAGTTCTGAAACAGTCATGGATAGATGTATAACCACGTAGTCCAGCTTTCTTAGCATACTTAGCAACAGTACGTGCTACCAATGCATCAATACCTTGAATGTAATTAACTACAAACGTTCTTACAAATTCCTCTTTAGTAGGAGTTGCTTCACGAATTGTCCAAGGTTTAGCTTCATGGTCTTTAGTCTTCATTTGACCAAAGATTACACGAGTTGCTGAATCAACACGAATGCTGAAACTCTCACATACTTCACGAGATGGGAAGCAAGGTTTAAGTACAAGCTGTCCATCTGTATGACGATATGTTAAGTAAGACTTACCTGTTTCTTCAAGACGTCTCATTACTGCTTCTTGAGTACGACTGATGAATAAGTTAATCTTCTCACCTAATGCTTCATGAACAGCATCAACACATGTCTCAGCAAATGTTCCAACATCTTCACCTTTAAGTTGTAAGTTTTCTACTGCATACTTAACAAACTTAGATGAACCAGTCAATGCTCCCTCTCCACCACCATATTGTACAGCCATGTAAGGAGTTTTGATAAAGTCACGACCAGTCTTAGGATTAAGATGCTCTTCCATAATTGCTTGAGAGATGCCTAATCCAACTTTAGTCAGACGTTTCATCAACTGTTTTAAAGATAATTGATATGGGTCTGGAGATTTCTCAGCTGTGTCAACTAAACCTGTTGCCTTAGCCATCTCCATGTTACCAGCAATGAATGCCAAGTATTGAGTACCTGAACATTTTGCATCTAAACCAAATCCCATACGACTATCACATACACCTTTTGTTTCAAACTCAAACCAATCTAATGCAAGTCTGATATATGTGAATGGCTTCTTAGGTGCATCATTCTCGTTAGCTAACATGTAGCTTAATGCCCCAACTGGATTCTGTGCTGTACGAGTTAATGCTTTAGGCTCACACCACTTACCGCCAGCTACATCTTGTAACTCAAGCATAAACATTTTATACGACTCAGTTTCTGAACCATCTTCGTTTAACTTGTTTACTGGTGCTGATACATTAAGAGAGTATAAGCTACGAGCAAAGTCACTTGATTGTGGATTAGGACCTGCACATGCTACGTGATACAGACGACCACGATTATCTCCAAAGTAGTCAGAGAATAGTACATCTTGGTCAGCTAATGCTTCTGAGTTTAACCACACATGCAACTCTTGCTTAATAACTTCTGGCATAGGTTGTGTAGCTAACAGTTGACGAACAATAGCAACCATTGACGACTCAACGTGATACTCTGTTGATTCTAAGAAGTCCACAGCTTCCTGCATTGTCTTAGATGCTTTAACTTTGCCACCTTTAATAAGAGGCTTACGACGTGTATCATTTGTAGGTTTGCTACGTAATGGCACACTTGCTTCTTTAGTTGTGATAAGCTCAATCCAACGCATTGATTGTGTGAAAGTCTTATCTTCATGCATGTCAATCAAACCGATGTGCTTAGCTAAACCAATCAACATGATAGGTGCATCTGTGTAGTGGTATTCAGCGATATCGTTATTATAACGGTTTGCAATCTCAATAGCCTGTTCAGCAAGAGATACGAGAGACATAGCAGGAACAACATCTTCACGAGTGAATGACGTCATCATGTTGTAAATAGCAAGACTAGCAATCGCACATGTTTGTGGCTTCATGTAAGCTTGTTTCTCTTTAGCACGAAACACTTGAGCAGTGATTGCAGGGATAACAGATTTCATTGTGTTAGTAGTGATAGTAGACATAGTAGTAGGCTCCAAATGGTTTTAGTACACACTCAACTAATGCTGAGTATTCATCTCAATTGTCAAGACTATGCTTATAGAATAGCGTAGCCATCTCACCTTGATACTACTAGTTAACCAACTCGGAACTGTCAAGCGATTGTTGTTTGGCTCTTGAGTTTATCCAGCCGATAGGCTGAGAAATCGAAAAGGTTATGGGACTCCTACTCTCCCG